TCTTTACGTTTTGGCATATTTTATATATATATTATAATTCAAATAAAAAATATATATATCTAATAAAGTAATGTCTCTCGCTTTTTATGCTTCTCCAATTGATTTTAAAAATATTGATTTAGAAAATAAAATTAATGAAGAAAAACAAAAGATTAATAAAAATATGTTATTATCTTCTGATAATGCGAAAACAACAATAAAACAAAGCGACACAAATATTGCTGAAATTCATAAAAATTTAAAAGTAGAAAATGATAATGAATTAGCAAATTTTTATAAATCTGAAATGCCTAAACCTCCTGAACAGGTATATAAAACGGAAGAAGTATACAAAACAAATGATTATCTTTTAATAAATGAAAATCAGCAAAAAATTCAACCTAAAACTACAAATTCAGAAATGTTAAATAAATTAAATTCATTAATTGAAATGTTTGAAGACCAAAAAGAAATGAAAACTGGACAAAAAAGTGAAGAAATTATACTATACTGCTTTTTAGGAGTTTTCATCATCTATATTATGGATTCATTTGTAAATATTGGTAAATACAGTCGGTAATATCAATACTTTTGTTATCAATACTTTTGTTATCAATACTTTTGTAATATCATTATATACGCATTTGGTAAATCGGGTACATCTATCGTATTTATTACACGAAAACCATTTTTCATAGCAGAGTTATCTAAATTTGAAATATCATTCAAAAATAATTTGTTTGTTCTTACATCAAATTTATTATTAGTAATTTTCTCAGTAATTATACTTTTCTTTAATTCGATATCATATGTATAATTTAATTTAAAATAATCACTTGGATAATGATTGGTTATATTTTTTATATCAAACCCATCTTTAAAATATACTATAAACATATACCCTTTATGTATTAACCAATTGTTACAATTTTCTAAAAATATATCCATATCAACTGTATATATTGTAAATAATGGGCATAAAATATGTGTAAAAGTATTTTTATTAAACACATTTTTATTTTCATAATCTCCATATACGTAATTATTATCCGGGTATTTATATTTAGACATTTGAACCATTGCTTCTGAATTGTCCATTCCGGTTATTTCCATACCTTTCAACAATTCAATGATATGGCCTGTTTTAGTACCTGTTACTAGTAAATTAGTATTGTTATCAAAATAATCAGACAACTTTTTTATAACATCAGATTCATATGGTGCTGTATGAATCATATCATCATAATTTTTTGTATAAAACTTGTTATATATATTGTTATTTATAAATGTTTTATATTCTGTATTGTTGTTTTCATATCCTTCTTTTCTAAAATAAGAGACAGAAAAGTATAATAATAGTAAAAAGATTAAGATATATAGAATCATTTGTATAATATAGTATTTTTTTTTATTAGTTTAATAATAATGATAATTGTAGATAAAAGAACATCATTTAATTCTACCACTTTTTCTAATTATAAAAAATCTCACGTTATGAAAGAATTATTAAATTCTTTATATTATCAAAAAAGAGAAGAGGCTTATTTTTGGACTGGTGATTTATTATGTAGCGGACTTATCATTGATTTATGGAATATTTACATCAATTTCATATGTAAATATATTCATATAAACAATCCAAAAATGCCAATATATATAAATAAAAAATATAATGAGTTTAAAGAAATAGCAAACAAAATAAATGATTTTGATTTAAGAAATAATGATGATATACGAAGCATTTTTTTTTCAATCACAACTATTTTGTTAGAATGTAAAAAAGATAGTATTATGGATGATTTAAAATTTAATGTTACCTTTGACATACAAACTAATTTAAAAGCACCTAATATTTTATACATTCAGTCTTTTTTTAGACAAGGTGACCCTAAAGAATATTTTATTGCTTTAAACGAGTTTGTATATCATTTAAAAGAATCAAAAAATAAAATGGATGTTTTGTATTGGATTGAATGGATTATTGAATATGAATTAGCATTATTAAAAAAGAAAAAACATACCATTTGTGTTCAGAGAGATTTTGCTCCAAACACAAATATAATATGGATATTATGGGAGATATTCTTCTCATATAAATCGGACAATGTATTAGAAAAAATTATACAATCTTTATTCAATTTATTTAGAATAAAATACACAACCGCTACTAATAAAAAAAAGAAATATATACTTCATTTGTGTGTTATGTTTATTATTAATAATATTGATTACCAAATTAAATTAATCGATAATGTTATCGCATTAAATAATGTAGAAACTAATATTAAAATTACATTTGACAAATTAAAAAAGAATGAAATAGCCTCATAGATTATATTAACTAATTATATATGAACCGTAAAACAATTACAAAAGAGTTTAATGAACTATATGGTAATGGTAAAAATTTAAATTCTAAAAAAAACACTAGTATTCCAAATATGTTAAATAAAATACCGGATATTGAAAATGTTACAAATAATATTGTAGAAAATTATAATAAAAATTATGATAAACCCATATCAGAAGCATTTGTACCCTTTAAGTTTCCATACATACCTTTATTGATTATTACGTTACTTATAGCGTTGGGTGGTGTGATTTATTATTTTAAAGATAATATTCTTGATTTTTTCGATAAAATCTATAAAATAGACACTGTTGAGAAAAAAACAGATAACATAATTAAACAATACAATAATGATAAAATAAAACAATTAGAAGAAGATAAAAAAAAGTTAGAAGAAGATTTAAAGACAAAAGAACAAAAAAATAATGTTAAAAATGTCAATATTAATAATGGCGGACTTAATGAATTGAACAATGCGATTAACAATTCAACTTCTTATAAAAAAGAACAAAACGTTAAAGAAAATTCATTCTGTTACATTGGTTATGATGACGGTCAACGTGTATGTACAAACGCATTTGAAGGCGACACTTGTATGAGTGGGCAAATTTTTCCTAAAATGGATATTTGTATTAATCCTAGATTAAGTAGCTAATTAAAGATTACTACTATATGGGACTGATACATCTAAATAATAACCATTACTGTTTTTATCGATTACACCACTATTTGAAGGCGGTGTTATTTTGATTGGACAATTTTCATTTACACGTAAACTAATTATTTTTTGTAAAGCTGCTTGACTATAGGACCCTTTACGAGTTACTAGTTTTGAGAAATCTGTTTTATTTGTGGTTGTAGCTATTTTGTTGTATTGTAGTGTTTCTGCTTTCCTTCTCATACTATAATCATAGTACGATATGTTAGAAAAATTAATTTGATTTCCATTTAAACGTCCAGAAGTTGTTGTGTTTTGAGTACCATTTGTCATTCTTACTACATAAGAGCATTTTGGTGTAATTGCTATTGTATAGGTTGGCATATATAATTGTATGTTATTTAAATTAATTTTTAAATAACATAGTCATACTATAAAAATATTAAAAGTTTAATCCATTTTCTTTAAAAGTTCACCTAGTCCGTGGTCTGACTTTCCAACAACTATATTGTCTCCCTCAAACAACTCCTTCTTGATTTCATCCAAAGTGGCATTTACACCCAAATTCTTTTCTTGAGTATTCATATTTTGAATGCTTACTAACTCTCCCTTTTCATTAATTGTCTGACTTAATTTGTTTTTAGTAATAGATGCCTTTTCAATATTTTCTTGAATTGCCTTTACTTTAGACTCTTTTAAACGTTTGTCGAATTCTAATTTAGCACTATCATCATTCTTTTTCTTTTCGTGCATAAGTTCATTCAACTCCTTTTCCAAATATTGGACGTTACCCGTTTTATATGCTTCCGGATGAAATGGAATCCATAGTCCAATAGGTCCAACATATACATCGTGGTTTGGGTCAATCTCCCTCAACATTTTACAGCGAAGCTCTGCCTCTGGTTGATTAGGAAATACCCCACGAACTTTTAAGCCTCTTACAGATGTTTGGAAACTATTTTTTTCAGAATAAGACAATTCCAATTTTTCTTCATTTGAATCAACAAAATTCTTGTAATCATCCTCTACACTCTTCTTTAATGTAGTTCGCTCACTTTCTACAAATGTCTTGAATTGTTCGTGAACATCATCACTCTTAATGTTGTATTTGTATGAAATAAAATTAATGAATTGAGTAAATTTTTCCATTGACTTTAAAAAGTCATATTCTTTTACAAATTCTTCAAAGAAGAAAAGCTTTTTATTTTTAATCTCATATTCAGGCGATACAAAAGATAAACATACGAATTTTTGTTCGGCAATCGGTTTATCTTCATCTAATAAATCAACCAGTTTAGACATTTCTATTTATATCCCCATTTTTTTATATTTTTTTTCTTCTTAATATTATATGTTGAATTTTCAAGAAGTAAGCAAGAGAATAATCAAATATTTAGTAGAAGGTTTAATGGTTGCGCTAGCGTGTTACGCAATTCCAAAACAGTCACTCGCTTTAGACGAAATCGGTTTACTTGCTTTAGTAGCCGCCGCCACATTTAGCATTTTAGATACTTATATCCCAAGTATGGGTGCTAACGCCCGAACTGGTGCCGGCTTTGGTATTGGTGCCAATTTAGTACGATTCCCTGGCGGTTTTTAAATATTTATGTTTTAACAATTAATTCAACTATGTACAAATGGATACATATTTAAATTAATCTCTGGCCGGGATGGAGCATTTGGAAAATCTAAATTAGGAAAAGGTAATGAGGCTTTATTTAAATTAGGTACTACATCAAAATATGTTTTATTAACATACGTTAATTCGATAACATCTGGCATATTATTGTGAGTTGGACCATAATTATTACCGTGTGCGTGTATAATATAATGAGTGTTATTTAATTTTGTTAAACATTTCATTTTATCACTATTTATACACCCCCAACCATCATTTGTAATTCCGTGGAATTCAATTACAATTTGTTTAAATTTTTTTAATTGGTCTTCACTAATGTTTAATAACCAAGGATACTCACCACCCTCTATATCAATCTTTAAAAATATATTATTATACTTATTTATTAAAAATGATAAATTTGTATGTGTGTCGTTTTCAATATCACCTATATTTTTTTTTATAAATGATATTCTATTTGTATAATTATAAGGATATCCATTTATAGTTCCATCAAAACCATAACTGTTGTATTCATTCATTTTATATTCATTAATAAAATCCCTTGAAAAACTTTCTTCATTAAATATTCCTGCAGAAATATAACAATCATATAATTCATTCAATTCTCCAATAACATAACCACCATCTTCTTTATTTCCAAATCTACGTTTTTTGTCAAAATGATAAACTTTTAATATTTCGGTAATAGACATTATATAATTATATATAGATTATATTATATTGTTATTACTAATATATTATTTAATAAGTTGGTGTAAAGTCCCAATTTAATTCATCACATATTTTTTTCCATATTTCATCTTGTTCAACTTTTTTTTGGTCTTTTAACATAGGGAAAAATTCTAAATAGCTTGTTTCTCCTAATAACTCACATAATTTATACAATGTATAATAATAGTTTAAGAAATTGACACGGTCATTGGGGCAAAATTTAGAATATGGTATTTGTATATCCATAAATAAATTACACAATGTGTCTTCTAATTGTGGTGTCATTACAGGTGGTTTTATCCCCAATTTATCTTTTATAAATGGTATATGCTCATAATATTTGTTATAACCTAGTTTTTTTAATATTTCTTTAGTCTTTTTATTTGTTAATTCTTCAAGATTAACTCTCTCTTTTTTTACTTGTTTCTTTATACGCTCTATTATTTCTTTAGGAATATCTGTAGATTCTTTTGCCTGAAATTGTGATAATATTTCTCTGAAATGATTAATCCTTTTATAAGCATAAAAAGAAATCTCTTTAGGAGGTTCTTTATAAGATGGCTTTTCATTATCTACCAAATAATTATGTGTTGAAAAACAACTGTTACACAGTACAGCGCCCTCGTGATTTACTTTTATTAACTCTCCAACATTACAATGTTCACAAATATTTTTATTATAAGAATAATCATTTATGCTCAATGACTCAAAACTATTTTTTTTTAAATATTCTTGGATACAATTGTGTATAGTTTCATATGGGACTTCTTTGTCTTCTTTAAAATTAAAAAATGAATTTATTGTTTTTTTAGGAGTATTATTTTTATCAATGTTTTGTTTAGATTCAAAATATTCAAATAAATATTTTGAGTTTTCTAAAAAATATTTATTTTTTTCAGTCATTAAAGCTTTTATTTTATTTTCACATTCTTCTATTTTTGTATTTACATCATTTTCGTTTTGAGGTGTTATTGTTTCTTTCAACTCTTCTATTCTTTTGGTTAATTTAGGAATAATTAAAGCAGACTTGTTGTGAAAGTATTTTAACTTATTTGTATATAATATATCTAATGTAGTGTCTATTTTAGGATTCATATAGTATATAATTAAAAATTCATTTATATATTTATTTAATTATTAATTATTTTTCATTTTTTTTTCTTTTACTATATTATATAATGGGAGGTGGTTTAATGCAATTAGTAGCTTATGGCGCTCAAGATATTTATCTTACTGGCAATCCTCAGATTACCTTCTGGAAGGTAACTTACCGGCGCCACACAAACTTCGCGATGGAGTCGATTGAGCAGACTTTCAACGGCGCTGCTGACTTCGGCCGCCGTGTAACCTGCACCATTTCGCGCAATGGCGACCTTGCTTACCGCACATACTTACAGGTAACCCTCCCCCAGATTGACCAGCCTTCTAGTGGAATCTGTTATGCTCGCTGGCTCGATTTCCCTGGCCATCAGCTCATTGATGATGTTGAGGTCGAAATCGGTGGTCAGCGCATCGACAAGCAATATGGTGACTGGATGCACATCTGGAACCAGCTCACTCTTGACAAGAACCAGGAGCGTGGTTACAACAAGATGGTTGGCCAGACCACCCAGTTAACCTTCTTGACTGACCCGTCTTACGCCGATGTTGATGGTCCTTGTGATTCGGGAGCTCCTCGCCAGGTATGTGCTCCTCGCAAGTCTCTTCCTGAGTCCACCCTCTACATTCCCCTCCAGTTCTGGTTTTGCCAGAATCCTGGTCTTGCCCTTCCTCTTATTGCTCTTCAGTACCACGAGGTTAAGATTAACATCGACCTTCGCGCCATTGATGAGTGCTTGTTTGCTGTAAACGACCTTACAAAGTCATCTGGAACTGTTAAGTATGAGGCCGCTTATGCTCAGTCGCTTGTTGCTGCGTCCCTTTACGTAGATTACGTATACCTTGACACTGATGAGCGCAGACGTATGGCCCAGAATCCTCACGAGTACCTTATTGAGCAGCTCCAGTACACCGGCGCTGAGTCGGTTGGTTCTTCCTCGAATAAGATTCGTCTTAACTTCAACCACCCCTGCAAGGAGCTCATCTGGGTCGTACAGCCTGACGCAAATGTTGATTACTGCTCTTCTTTGACTGGCGGGTCTGCTCTTTACCATGCTCTTGGTGCTCAGCCGTTCAACTTCACTGATGCCCTCGATGCTCTTCCTAATACCCTTAAGGCATTTGGCAGTGATGAAGGAGTTGCTAAGGACAGTCGTGCTTTCATTTCTGAGAATGGTTTCTTTGAAAATGCTGGCTCTGCTAAAGATATTACTACTACTATGTCTCCTCATATTGTATGGGATGGGGTTGGCTCTGTCAACTCGGGTGTTTCTGATGCAGGCACTTTCGTTCTTGCCGAGACCTCCCTTGACATGCACTGCTGGGGTGAGAGCCCGGTTGTCACTGCCAAGCTCCAGCTTAACGGCCAGGACCGTTTCTCTGAGCGTGAGGGCACCTACTTCGACCAGGTACAGCCCTGGCAGCACCACACCCGTGCTCCTGACACTGGCATTAACGTTTACTCGTTTGCTCTTCGGCCCGAGGAGCACCAGCCGTCGGGAACCTGCAACTTCTCGCGCATTGACAATGCCACCCTCCAGCTCGTTCTTTCTAACGCAACTGTTTCGGGTGTCAACACTGCCAAGGTTCGGGTTTATGCTCGGAATTATAATGTCCTCCGTATTATGAGCGGAATGGGGGGCTTAGCGTATAGTAATTAATTGTGACCAACATTTCTTCTAAATTATGTGACCAACATACTTATATAAAAAAATATTATTTATATTAAAATAATTAATTATATATTAATTATTTTATTTATTTTTATCATTATATAATACTAATTACTATCATTCGTTCTTTTTTTTCGATTTTCTGCTATTTCTTTCGCACGCATTTTATTATATTCTTCATTACCATATCGTTCTTTAAGTAAGTCTCGTTGTTTTTGTTTTCTTATTTTAGCATTATGTTTTATTTCTTCAGGATTTAATTTATGACCTTTTATAATAGTACGCTTTTCTTTAGGTACTTCATTTTCAACATTAGTTATTTCATTAGTTACTTCATTTTCAACATTAGTTATTTCATTTTGTAACAGTGTATCTTTATTTATTTTTGTTGTGTTATATATCATTACACATTTATCAATAATCCTTTTATAACTATAATTTTTTTTCATAAAATTACAATTTCCACAACAAGAATATACATTATTTTCAAGATAACCAATTGAACTATCTATTCTATCAAGACCGTTTTGATGCTCTGTTGTAGATTTTTTTCCGCACATATAACAAGGTCTATTTGTTATAATCATAAAGACACATTTATTAATTTTAAACGAAAGTTTTTTGTTTTTAGCACTAGTTATATAAGATGAATACACTGAATTATAATCTTGAAAAGCATTTGGATATAATTTACCTTCTACGAATTTATTATATGTGGCTATATGTTCTACACGCTGAATAAATATGTCTTTATTCAAACACCCTTTCATATAATTACACATAGCACAACAACTTACACAATTATTTTTTACATAACCTATACTTGAATTAAGTCTATCTATTCCATTAAACCCTTTTTCTTGTATTATTCCACAATAATTACAAGGTGATACAACTAACAATAAATATTCTTCTTTTGAAATTTCAAACATTAATTGTTTTAATGATGCGCTATATTTATAATTTGTATAAGAATAATTCATATTTTTATTTTTTTGTTCATTTATTTCTTGAACTTTTTCAGGATGTGAATCCCTCCATTTTTTTATAGTTTCCGCGTTATGACTATGATACTTATCAATATCTTCTTCAATCATTTTTTTCCTATGTTGAATACAGTACATAGCTACCTTTTCGTAATTTGCTTCTTTCCAAGCATTTTTTACAATTTTACGTTCAGGTTTTGAACTATTAAAACGAGCCAATTCATTTACGTGTTCTTTATCTCGTTTTTCATCTGATCTTTTGTTTGCTTCACGACAATTTGTACAACTTTGTGTTTCACCGTGTAAACCTTGAAACATTTCTTTTGTAAACATTTTCGAACAAACCGAACATTGTTTTTCACTTATTGTTTCTTTAATTGGAACACCTCGTCGTTTATGGTCTTTTTCGCGTTCTTTCTCTAAGCAATCTTCACACGCACTGTACGAATAATTATGTCCAAGTTGAGCACGACAACCACGAACAGCATTTTTACAATTTTTTAAACCTAATTCTTCTGTTTCATTTATAAATACACAGAGTTGGTGTTTTCCGCAATAATCGTTTTCTTCTGATTTTTTAAAAGAACATCCTTCTTTAACACACTTAATTACAACTTCTTTCTTTTTTATACGGTTGTCTTCTCCTCTTTTGCGACAACCTTCACACGTAGTATATTCTCCCATATAATGGGTTTTATGGCACGTACCACAAGGTTTCGCATCTTCTACCATTTTATCAGTATATTCAATCATATAAGAATGAATTTTACAAAATTTTCCATTTGTCGCAATTCCACGACAAGGATTTAAGTTTCGGTCAATTGTAGCACATTTCGTCATTTTTTTAATAAAAATAATATAACAAATAAACATATCAATTTTATTTATAAATAAAGCGATTCATTTATAAATAAAGTATATGGAAACTCAAAAAGATTCAACGTATGTAATATATGTGGTTTATCACGAAGAGAATAATTCAAAAATAAAAAACGACAATTTTGTCTATATTGGAGTGAATGAAATATATAAAAAAAATAAATCGTCCAATGTAATATTAGAGTATGAATTAACCAAATACAATCCTTTTTTACAAAAAAGAGGATATATGGAAACAACAGCATATCTTCATATTTATTGGAACAAATTGTATAAAAATAAAGAAATGATTGGATTTTTTCAATATGATATGATACATCATAATAATTATGACTCATTAAATAATAATACCATTTATACAATAAATACAGGACAATATATTGTTAAAAATAAAAATTGGAACCATTTAATGGTACCCCATTTAAGAAACTTGGACTATTTAATTAAAAGTTACAATAAACATTTTTCAAAAAATTATTCTTTAAATGAATTAGAAAATATGCCTCTTAGTGTGTGGCAAACAAATATATATCCGATTAAAATTTATGAAAAATTGTGTGGCTGGTTAGAATTATTAGTTGAAGAAATATATCCGTGGTCAAATGAACCTCCTTATGAAACACATTTTGGAAGTGTTGGTGGTTATACTGAGAGAGCATTAAGCATTTTTAATGCTTTTGAAATATACGAAGGTGTTAAATATAACTTCTTAAATATTAGTCACTTCACTGAGTCTCCTATAGTAAAGCTACAATACAATAATAAGTCATTTTTAAACAATTACAGCCAAGATGTTCATACCAAGTTTATTGACAATGTAACAGGTAATTATAATGTAAATTATTGTATGTTTAAATCACAATGTTACTTAAATAATGTACTATATAGTTGTGAGAGAATAAATAAAAACGGTAGAAACGGATTATTTTTTAAAAGAGACGACTGGGACGTACCTAAAGAGTACGCGTTTGACATAGAAGGTGAAGACCCACGATTAGTTATATTAAATGAAAAGGTGTATGTTGTATTTACTTGTGTATTTAATCATAAAGATATACATCGAGGAATCGCACTAACAGAATTCGATAATTACAACCCAATATTTTTAAAATTAAAAAATAACAAATTTAATAGAGTTGAAAAAAATTGGGCCCCTTTTGTTAAAGACAATGTTCTGCATTTTGTATATAATTACGACCCATTAATTATTTTAAAGTACGATTTGAATATATATGGTCTGTGTGATGTAATATTTATTCAAAATAATGTTAATATGCCTATATATATCAATGACAAGTATTTAAGAGGCGGTAGTAATTTAATCCATTACAAAAATGAATATTATATTGGTGCGTGCCATAGTCGTCTTCATTATAAGGGAATATATTACAACACACATATTGTTATATTAGACACAAATAAATGGACAATTACATATTTATCTAAACCTGTTATGTATTGTTATAATGATAATAAATTAAAACTAAATACTCTACATAATACAAATATAATTCATCATAAATCTATATTACCATTTATGTCCGATAATTTACATAATTTACAGGCACCTTGTTCTTTGTATAAAAGAGATGATAAATATTTCATAACAATCGATATTAATTGTCATATAACATTATTATATGAATTAATCATAGATATACCTATTAATAGTGATAAACAATTTAAACAAGGAGAAATAGAAACGATTACATATACATATAATAAAAATTTTATAGATAATTAAAAAGGTACTCTTACATTTTGTAAAAATCTTTTTTCAAGAAAATGCGTTTTGATATTATTTTTAATTAAAACTACACTTAATAATGATTGGTCACACCTATGCTCTATAAATTCACTATGGTCTTTTATTTTACTAGGTGAAAGTGTTATATTTTCATATACTGCCGCAATATCTAACCATTCTTTAATATATAATACTGTGTTAGGAGTCTTTTTAATTATGATTGCTCCTGCCCAACAAATATTACAATTTTCATTAAAAACTTCATTATAAATATTATATTTTTGTATAACATCCATTTTACACCAATGTTTCATTAAATATTGTGGCTCATTTGGTTTATTTTTAAATACTAAAATATCATTTTTTAACATATACTCATTATATAATTCCTTGAAATTTTCAATAAAATAATATTTTGAATCTAAATAAAAGACAATATCATTTTCGTTTATTTTTGATAATACATTATTAATTATGTATGGTTTCCATAACCACCACCCACCACCTGTTGTACCCGATAAAATATTTTCATTTTTTTTTACAAATTCATAATCCATATCTTTTTTATTAAAAATAACTATTTTAAATTCAGGTCCATATTGGGTTACAGAACTCAATAATTTATTTAAATAATGAATATAATTTCCATCATTGTAAACTAAAAAGTATAACATTTTATATAGTATAGTATAAAATATTATATAATATTTTATAATATTTTATAATATTATGAAAATATTTGTGATACATTATAAAAAATTAATTGATAGAAAAGTACATATTTTAGAACAATTTAAAAAATACAATATAACTGATTATGAATTTATTGAAATAGATAGGGATGAGTTATACAACCAAGACATATCTATGTTTCAAACAAATTTTAGTAATAGTCAAATAGCAATTTCGCTAAGTCATTTTTATGCATATAAACAGATTAGAGATAAATACAAACACGGATTAATATTTGAAGATGATATAATATTATCAGATGATTTTATAAATATATTCAAAAAATATATTAGTCAATTACCTATAAATTATGATATGTTATTTTTAGGTGATGGTTGTAATTTACACATTGAAAAAGATAAATTGATTCATAATAAATATATTTATGAAAAAGGTTTATACTCAACAAATTGGGGAGGTGATGGTTCGACAAGATGTACCGATAGTTATTTAGTTAGTAAAAATTGTGCAACAAAAATATGCGAATATATAAATAACTTGTCTTATAAAATAGATTTACCGGTTGATTGGTGGTTAAATTTAGCGGCAAGAGATAACAACCTTAAAGTATATTGGAGTGAACCAACTATTGTTACTCAAGGTACACAAAATGGATTATATACTTCATCACATTAAATCGTATTTCTAAATATCTTAAATAAAAAGTTATTATATTTTAATTACATACGCATATATATGTTTTTCTTTTTCTATAAAACTTGCGACTATTCTATGAGCACCATCCATTAATGTATATATTTCATTCTGTTGTACTAACCAAATAGGATGAATGATTATTTTTTGTTGTAACAATTTTTGATAAAATTTTACAGATTGTATATCATTTTTACCTCTAGGTCTGTTCGTTATAGGATATGCCTTTATTGCGGACTCTTGTAATCGTATAGGGTCAAAGTTTTTTACATTTTTAAATAATGATAAAGGTAATTTAATTAATTCAGATTTAAAAATATGGGCGGTTGAGGCTTTTTCTATATTTTTAAATATTTTTAAATTCACTGATGTTTCAACAGAATCTTTTATATAATCCATATATGTATATATACAATAAATTATTAAACACTAATAAAACTTGGTTCAAGTGCTAATCCACATATTCCGGCATCATTCGTAGAATCCGTTCTCAAAATGCGAAAATAACCATTTTCACCCCAATCTTCACCCCACGAATTACGTACAGTCCAATATTTAGTACCATCATCGATTCCAAACCCAACAATTTCAACTGCGTGGTCAATCGTTGTTCCACACAACTCACTTGTCAAAATACCACTTGAATATGACTGAAAATAATAGGTATCTGCTTCAATTCCTATTACAACCGGATTCCTTAATACTGCCAATTTTAATGACACTTGATTGTTGGGTACAACATCATAACAAGATGAAAAATGGGTGAACTCATTACAAGAATGACACTTTCCCTTACTTTCAGTTACTCCAGAAACATACGGATAATCTGTTTCATTACACTGTTTGTTGTTAATCATATACTTAAATGCGGAATCCATATTTCCACCGTGACATCCCATATTCAAATATCCTGGGCCTGTTGCGCAATCTACTAAATATTGCTCTGAAAGGTCATACAACGAACCCGTATGAATCGCCCAGACACTTTCCGCGTTAGCAGTTGTAGCAAATGCCCAACAACTTCCACATTGTCCTTGATTACGGACTGGGTTTACTACATTATACATTCGCCAATCAAATGTTTCAATATCGGCATCATTCAAATAATTATGGTTCATAGTATTGTTATAACTACCACTACCAGTGTCACTATAAGTGTCACTGTCATTGTAACTATAACTATACATATTATAATTCAAATATACATCATCAAACACTTCACAACCGTAATCTGTAGAAGAGTACATTCTACCAATATACATATCTTTAAATTCGTATGGTGTAAGGTCAGAAAATTGATTAATCGTCATATTAAATGTTTCTGATAAATCAGAATTATGTAGTGTAATAAGCTCTAGATTATTTTTAAAAATAATAAAACGAGAGTACATTTCATCAATCGTGTATGATTTGTTATATTTAATCTGAAATAAAGTGAATTTATTCCAAATATCATTATTAAACAAATTCATCAAGGTCATCATCAAATACTTCATTATACTAATAAGTAATATACCTTTATATTAATTATAAAATTGAATCTGTATGTATTATATAATTAATTATAAAAATGGCAAACACTAACGAGTCTTTTATGTGGAAATACATTGAGCACTTTAATAATGTGTGGAGAATTCCAAATGAATGGAATGAAAAATTAATATTTACAAACTCGGGGATTAATTTTGAAGCGATACCAAATTATTTAAATATAACATTAATGAAAAATGATGAGACAGAAGATGATTATGATGAAAAAGAAAATGATAGCATATCGTAAATATTAATTAACAATAATAATTAGATTTATAATTTATATTTTATTTTTTAACATTTTCTTATATACTTTTTGAAAAAAACTTTTTGAAAACATATCAGGTGATTGTACAAATATAAAAATAATTATAAGTACTGCCAAACTAATTGTTATTGAATTTAAAATTGCCAATATGAACATTATCTCTCTATATACAGATTCTGAGCATTCACATTTAGTTTTTTTTAATTCACTTACATACTGAATTGTATAAATTACATTCGTAATAGTTGCTATAATCCAAGGAACATAAATTAACAATAAAAATTTTATATATATTTTATAACCCTTGAACAAAAAATTACTTATAGATAATAAAAGGGATAATGAAGTAAACCCTAATATGTATTTGCGTTTAAAATTTAATGCGCAATCACATTTAATTGTTTCTAATCGTTTTAAATAATATATGATTAAAATTGCTAAAAAAATACTAATTGAAAGCATTAAATTTGAAAGTATTTTCGCCATTATATAATTAGAGTATATTATTTTTTGTTATATATGTATTGTGTGTTAAATATATGGGTTTATTGAGATTTTTTATATAAACTCCTTCCATACGGTGTAACTCATTTTTAAGTAAGCATTGTTTATAATTAATAGTTAATTCTCCAATATATTTTTTTCCGTTTGAATCATATACAATGACACCATATGGGGGAACTTTCATAATTATAGTGTATTTATTTCGTTTGTAATAAAAGGATTGGCCACTTTGTATTGTAAATGTATTACAACTATTAATATGGTGATAATTATTAAACATATTTCGTATTGCTTTATTCATTATAGAATTCGTTAAAAGTAGTTCATATTCGGTTTGTGTCATTTTTTTACAAGTTCTCCAGTCTGGGCGAGTTATTGAACGCGAAAATTCACGAATAATACGAAGTACCTTTTCTGGAAACATTTAAATATTATATATTAATAATCAATTAAATCAATTTTATATTAACATAAATTGTTATATTCTTTATAAGGTTGTATAATAAGAATATTTATTATAAAATATAATAAAAAAATATTTGAAAGCCAACACCACATTGAACCAAACGTATTATATTTAAAATATTGTACGAATGATATAACTAAAGACACTATAACAAATAAAAATAATACAAAATTATTAGTAAATAATGTTGGAATTATATAAAATAAAAGAAGAATAAATAAAAATATATTTTGATACCCTTTATAATTCATCCATTCCCAAGATAAATGACCATTTATACCTACTGTTGTACGAAAACTATTTTTATGGTACAGTGATGTATTTATATAAAGTAATATTACAAATAAACTGTACAATGCTAACATAATATGTTTAATGTCATATCGTTGTATCATTAATATAATTGTAAATGGTTGTAACAATATTATAATACACGCTAACCGTGATAATAATTTATTCATTTTATCATTTTTTAAATTTTTCCATAAAAAGAATTCTATTAGCTGAATTAAAACAACTTCAAAAAACAATAAATACATTAATGGGTTATCAAATGTTTTAGTTTTATACTTTGAATAAGTATTTGTCAAATAAATAAATAATAATGTTAAAACAGAAAAAATAAATGTATTTATGGATATATCCGGATTCCAACACATTAATATATGTTATATTAATTTTCTATCATCGCTTTATTGTTATACATCATTAATTTGATTTCATCTTTTATCATATTTATTGTTTCATCGTGCTCTTTATTATTTAAATATTTTACAAATTTTTCTTTCAATTCTGGGTAACATTCTTCTTCCAACCACTGCTCTAAAAGCATTTCCTTTTCTGCATATAAACTTTCTAATTCTGTTTTTTTATCTCTCGCTGTCCAGTTCTGACCATCATAAATCATTATATACTTATTTTTAAGATTAGATATGTATATATTCATATTCTCAGGTTTTTCTGGATTAAAATGAACCTTTTCTATTAAATATTTAATACAGAAGTTTACTTTCTTTAAAGAAGAAACATAATCATTTTTTGTTAAATGAGAGACATCTGTATCTTTATAAGCCAACAATTGTATATTATTATTTTGAATAAAGTTACTATTTACAAAATTATTTTGAATCTGTAACTTACCCATTAATCTATCAATTTGTTTTGACAAAGTTTCTATTTGTTCATCCTTTTTCTCGAGCTGTAAATTCATTAAACGTACTAATTCATTCAAATCCTCATCCTTATTTTTGGAGCAACTATACTTTATATGACGGTACATACTTTGCATATGTTTGAAAGATTTGTTACAGTATTTGCAGTTAAACTCACTGTTGAATTTGGGTTGAGTTTTTGTTGAGTCGATGCTGAGTTTTTGTTGAATTTGGGTTGAGTTTTTGTCATTTTTTAGGTGCTTACTGGTTTGTAAATGTCTATTGTAGTGCGACACGATGTGTGTATTGAAGTTACAAAAAGTACATTCATACAAAACCATTATATATAGTATAAATATATACTTTTATACTTTATTTTTTAAAAAAGGTATATTTATTATATGTTATGGTACAAAAAAAAGTATACCTTTTTATACTTTTGGCTGCATAAAAAGTATATATGTTGAATAAAAAAAAAGTATAGAGGGGGGGAGCAAACTACTTTTTTTCAAAAGTAAAAAAGTAAAAAATAAAAAACCAAAAGTTTTTATTTTTAAAAATAAAGAAATGAAAAAATATTTTTTTTCAAAAATATAAAATTGAATTAAAAAAATATAATAATAATAATCACAAAATGGCTCAAATTTACAATATGGATTGCGAACAAGTTTTTCAGAATGCCCTTGCAAAATACTCGAAGAAACCATCGGATATTATAAAAATAAATGAATTAAAGAAAGTTCTAGATGATTTGCTTAAAGGAAAATTGGAATTATCATTTTATGGAAATATATTGATTACAAGCGACCCTGGTGAAGAATTTGATGATATCGCAATGCTACGTTATATCGTCTTTACAATTAAAGCAAATGTGATTGTTGTACTGTCTGGTGGCTCATATACTCCTGAAGAAAGACTTGAATACGTTAAAGATGTGTTACCTTGTTTCCAAGGAGTCCAATTTAATACTCAATACAACACTCGTAATGGTAAATTTATGTTTGTACCAGATAATTCAATCATTCAAACGGGTCTAGATTTGGTTGTGAATTGCGGACCTTGTTCTACAGATACACTCAACTCAATTGTGGACTGTATGAACCCGTGTTCAAAGTTTGTCTCAGTTGGAGCCAATGATGATTGTAGTCTTGGACCAGGAATTAATCAAAAACAAACAAATACACCTGGTAAATTAATAAATATACCAGATGTATGGAATAACGCGATTCAAAATATGAGGACAAAATACAAGGATGAAGGAGCGATTACACTTAAAAATTTGTCAGTTGATATTTCAAGGTTTGTATTGTTTCCAAATCCTAAAAAGGTAGGACTGACTGAATTGTGTCAACCTAAAGTATATAAGTGTATGAAAGAAGCAATAGCTATGTTTACAGTATCAAGACCTCCAGTTGAATATGGGTTGCGAGTAAATACAGGGAATAGTATAGTTGTTGCTCAGGTTTATACTAATTATAAAAAAGATGAAACATATGTATATGGTTTAAGTGTGCTTAAACAATATATGGATTTGGCTATAAGTAAAAATTTGTCAATAGAACATTATGAATCAGCAGCGATTCCTATAATGGCTGCGTGTAATATGGGTGGTGTATATATTCCTGGTAAATTCGGTTATTTGCCAACAGATAAATTAGCAAAAGAAACAATTGGATGTCTTACTCCAGAATCAGCAAAGACATTTCTAGATAATATTGAAGAACTTGATGAGTTTACACCAGCATATGATGTATTAGCTTGTTTAATTGGAATTCTCAACCTGTAAATCTTTATCAATATGAATTTGTACAAATTTTAATGCTTCATCAATATTACTTACTACACTCAATGGTTTTTTTGTTTTGTATAATAGATTAATTATATCAAATATATGTTTTATTATATTTCCTTGAGCTATTGCGGCACTTGCATATAACCGTTCTTCAAGTAATTTAGCATTTTGTACCATTGTTTGAGTAAATTCTTTAATACAATCAAGTGATAATAATCCTACTTCCCTGACATCAAACACAAAAAAAAAAGGAGTATCTACTTTTTTCAATTGTTCCATTAAATTTTTTGTTTCTTCCATTGCAAAAGTCCATTGTAATGTTGTAGGAACACTATGTTTCACTATAAAATCGATTCGTAATATTTTATCATTAAAACGCGAACATTGTATATCAGCGAATTTATCAATTTCCATTAATATTTATGTTGTGTATATTTAAATCTTTTTATTAAAGAATAAGTTATTCATATTCAATGTTTCTAAATTACTATTTTTTATAAATAACGTGTTTATGGATTCAGCATTTTTAAAACGAAATGTAAATGTTTTGTTCTTTTCTTTACGACCAACACGACCAATCGCTTGAATAATCTTTTCTTGTTTTACATTTAGTTCTTCGCTTAAATATGCGTGACAAAACTGATAATTTGTACCATATATATAATCTTCACTTGCGATAATAATAATGAGTTGTTTTGTATCAGCCAATTCTTTCATAATATCATTATATTCATTCATAGATTCGTGCGGATTAAACACACCGACTCCAATCAACAACAAAATCTTATATTTTGTATCAACCGTCAATTTCATTATTTTACGAACATAAGATTCGTCGACTACGCTTGTAAATGAATTGGACGCATCATATTTTTTACTAGTCCAATGTGTAAAATGTTCACGAGTATTAGGAATATACACATTGTTTAGTTGAACACGTTTCAATGAGCGTTCAATTGTTTCAATATCTTTAATTAATTGTTTTGTTTCTGTATCAAATCGTTGGTCTTTTAATTTATTTTCGTGTCCTTCGTCCTTTACAGTTTTATCTTCAACCAATTTCCTTTTCTTCATAATTACAGTATTTAATGAATTATTATAATCAATAATCTTTTCAAGCTCATCGTGTAAAGAATGATGGATACCGCTATTTTGTACATAATAATCAACCCATTTTTCAATATCTTTACATAAGAATATAGTCGGTCCATAAGTTAAAGTATAGCTGTGTTTCGTCATAATATCAATTCCAACATCATACAATTTCATACTTCTATAAATATTATAAGATTCCATAATGAAAGCATAATCCATTGGTTTGATTTTTTGAAGAATAACATAATAATATTGTCTAATCGAATAAGATGTTATTGAGTCAATCGTTTTAAAATATTCTGAAATCATTGGTTCATTATTAAATACATTTTTACATACATATAATATAAATATCGCGCACTCAGTAACACTAAGAAATTTAAAATGACTTTTTCCGTAAAACGAAATAAATTCAATGATTTCTGAATGAGTTTTGAATATATTATGAGGCATAATCACTTTTCCTTCGAGGTCTAACAATTTAATATTTGTATATTCATCCATTGTTTCGATATAATGTACTTTGGCGTTTGTATATGAACTCTTGAATTGGTCTATCATTTGTGTCATATCTACTTCATTCGGCAAAGTAGCGGATGAAAGAATAATATGCCGAAGAGTATTCACTTTCCATATATTTGAAATATTATCGTGTAAATCGTGCTTTTCATAATCCATAGTAATAGTGGGCTCATCAAAGAATAATACGATGGAGTCATTATCGAAGAATGATGTCATATAAACCATTGCGATTTCATAGGATTGTATGTCGCAAATCATAAGGTCGACTTTCACACCGTCGGAATGGTCGGGTTTTTTGGGATGTTTATCTTTAATATAAGAATTTACCGATGAGAAATGTAGCCGAACATCCGCAGTGGTTTCACAACCAAACGCAAACGCAGTACGAATCCCAGCATTTACTGCGTTTTTACCAAGACCTACACTAATGTGTCGCGACGCACACATAAATATAACTTTGAATTTTTTACAAATACCCAAAGGAGTAAATGTTTTTCCCGAACTCGTCGGAGCTCTATAAAATATAAGAGTTGATTCTGTTTTTTCTACATTTTTTAAAACATCAAATATAGTTTTTTGATGTTCAAAAAGTTCAATTGGTTTGTAATCAAATATCGAATTAGATTCAATAAAGGTTTCCGTGTTTTCAATAAACCACAACATATTCATAGAGCTAGTATATTTATCTATAAATTGTTTAATAAACATTACGAAATATATGTTTAAAATGGACTTGTAAGTATTATACAGATAACATATATTATAGAAATAGAATTCTTTTTTCTTTTTCGAAGAAGCCAACTCTTTAAAGAATTGTTGTATAATACTTAGCATTGTGTATTCAATATTATCTGTTAGTTTTTTCTTTTGATTTTCCAAACGGATTTGGTCTGCTCCATTCAATTTCTTTTTAGGAATAACCAACGCGATTTGTACAAACCCATATGTTTTTATAATAGTATCTACCATATCTTTTAAAAGCACAATATAAATGTAGTAATCTTTGAATTCGTGCTCTAGATGGACAATACTATTGATTACACTAAAATTATAAGACTTAGTATGAACATCATCCATACCGTGTTTAATTAATTTAATAATATTCTTTTCTTTATCGTCAACCTGTTTCTCGATACTTTCCCATTCGATGCGACGAAGTTTCTGTTGTTGAAATTCCATTGTTATTGTTTTGTTATATTATTTTTATTATAATTTTGTTTTCAATTTTATTTATATTTTAAAATATCATTGGTTTCACCATCTGTTGGGAAATTAATACTACCATATACTTCTTTTAATAATAGCCATTCAAATAATCCCCCAAAATAAATATGAACGTTTGTAAAACCAAGTTTCTTTAATTGAGTATATTTTTTAATAATACTAATGTCTTTATGATTCATACCATATACCACAATTTCTTTTTTTTTATTTTTATGTAATAACTCATTAATAATTTCATTTTCTTTTTTGGCATTAATTGTATATTTTATTAAACAATCTTGATTATTATCAAGTAAAGTATTTATTAAAATAAAATCGTGTTTGTTTGTAATGTTATGTTGGATTATATCAAAATTATAGGATGAACAAGTAGAATATATATTCCCCATTTATATTTATTATAAATAAGTTTTTAACCAAATTTAACTACAATATCAAATTTCTCTTTTTTTAAAGACTTTGATGTAAATTTGGATAGTTCTTCTCTCCTTTTACGTATTTTACCTAATGAATCATTATGTTTTTTCGTTTTTGAAATACTATTGTTATTGTTCATATCGGTTTCAATGTCTTCATAATTATTTTCAATATACTGAATTACTTTATTTTCGATTGCCCATTTAAAGAAATTCAATTGACCAATTGTAGTTTCTATACTAAATTCTTTATCTCCAAAAGGGACTTTGATTCGGTCCCATCTACAAAATGGGTCAAAACGCCTTTTAGAATATGCTTTGAGTTTTAATTTATAATCATTGTATACTCTAAAACGAGGTATAAGGGCCGTTTCATAAATAGTAAAGAATTTTTTGGCATAGTTTGTAGAAAACCAATCTACAATACGAAGCGAAATTTTGGATTCACCATTTATAATGCGAAGCATTTTATTAAGATTATCGTCAATATTATAAAATAACATTAGTTTATTTAATAATAAATCATTTTGACTCTCGCATTTCATTACTACTTAATTCAAAACTTTTTTAAATTAAAATTTATTATTATAATTTATATTATAATTTATAATGTTGATTACAATAAAAGATAAACATATGAAATAAATCCTATATAAAACATACATAATATATGGTCGTGTAGTACTTGAGGCATTATAATACCGTGTCATAAAACATTTAAATTGTTTATATTTATTACAATAATAAAACCTAACACAAATAAATAAAAAACGGTGTAACTACCACAACAAATTAATAAGAATTTCTTTTTGGTCATTTATTAACGTACAATGTTACATTTAAATTGTTTACCGGTTTTAAAATACTCGTGATTGTCAGTACGTCTTTGTAAGTTACATTTCAAACAAGATATACAAGTATTTGTATCATAATGTCCAATATTATTATTTAGTCTCTCCAAGGTCCATTGTAATGCTTCTCTTTTTTTATTATAAAGAATCAACATATCATTCGCACAGTAATAACATTTTAATTTCGAATCATACAATTTATGAATAGTTTGGTCATATGTTATATGTTGTTCTTTATCATATTTGTTATGTATCTTGTCTTGATTTTTATAAGCACTTAATTTTTTTCTTATTTCTAATTCAAAATCTTTATTTATTCCTTTTTCATATAAAAGTGTTATGATATCGTATTGATTTATGTTTGTTTCGTATTTCTTTTTTTTTATAGTTGTGTCTGAAAAATCGATATGTTTCATTATACATATTATAATATAAAAAGGTTAAACATACATTATATTATATATTAATGTCAAATGAATGTAAAGAATTTAACAATCTAAAATATCGAACGATGATATCGACCGGTACAAACATCGAGACAAATGTAGGTACTACAGAAGAAACGCTGAATAATTTTTTAAATATGGATATTGAAAATAATAAAAAAGGTGTATGGTCTAAATTGAGTAAAACTGAAAAAATTAAAAAGATTAAGAAATATGTAAATGAAAAATTGAAAGTAGAATACAATTTATCGGATGATGAAAAAAATATAGCGATTCGTTTTTTTTCATTATTAATTGAGCGTAAAAAGTTGAGTAAAAATAATGAGCTAAACTATAATCAAGAAGATGGATTTATTGAGTGTGTCGGAGGATTGGCTTTTAATCCTGAAACAAGAAAATTTAATATTGTTACGGAAGTAACTCATAAAAAGACTAAAAAGAATTCGACTACTACTAACGCAAGTATAAGTACGAATACAAGTCCTAATACTAATTCCAATACAATTTAAATATAAAAATTATATTATTATAACATAATGGAGCCGAATCTTAATCTCAATCTTGTATATGAATATTTAAAATTAAATCTTTGTCTTATTATAAATGCTCATCCTGAATGGGTTGTACTGATAAATTATGAAGACTTAATTTATAATTTAATTAAAGAAAATTGCCTCAATATAGATAAAGATTTGGATGAATTAAAATTAAAATCTTTAATAACTTCTACCTTGACCGAAATGAATTTGGAACGTTGTGGTCCAAGTTATAATTACTCTGATAGTAATGTATCCGAACAACATATACAAATATTAAAATCGTTACCCCAACCCGCTCAAAAAACAAGTGAATGGTACAAGTTTCGTCACGAACATATTACCGCAAGTAATGCGTGGAAAGCATTTGGAACCCAAAGTAGTAAAAACCAATTAATATATGAAAAATGTAAACCAATTGAGGTGAAAGAATCTAAAAACAATGGGGCTTTATCAGAAAATCCTTTGACTTGGGGACACAAATTTGAACCATTAACACGAATGATATATGAAGATATAAACCAAACTCAAATTGAAGATTTTGGTTGTATAGAACATCCAACTTATACATTTTTGGCTGCATCTCCCGATGGAATAGTAACTGGACCAAACAATTTTGGTAGAATGATTGAAATTAAAAATGTAGTATCGAGAGAAATTAATGGTGTACCCAAGACAGATTATTATATTCAAACTCTACTTCAAATGGAAGTATGTAATTTAAATGAGTGCGATTTCGTAGAAACAAAATTTGTAGAATATCCTTCTTATTTAGATTTTATTCAAAATGATAATAAAAGAAAAGGTATCATTGCTGTATTTGTTGTAAATGCTGAATACCGATATGTTTATATGCCATTTACAATTAAAACAGAAGCAGATACTAATAATTGGATGGACAGTGTTATGGATTATGAAGGAGAATGGATTAAAAATATTTATTGGTATTTAGACACATATTCTTGTATTTTAATTAAACGTAAAAGTGACTGGTTTAACTATGCTATCCCCATATTACAAGATATTTGGAATACTATATGTATTGAACGACAAGGTGATTATTCATTAAGAGCCCCGAAAAAAAGAAATAATAAAATACATATAAACATTAATGACAATATTAATTAATGACAGATGAAACTGTAAATATGTATGTGACTAAACGTAATGGACAAGTAGAAGAATTATCCTATAATAAAATAATTCATCGTTTAAAACAACTTATGCCAGAATCAACCATACAATATAGTAATCTTGTTATCAAAATTATGGACCAATTATATAATAATATCCAAACTTATAAAATTGACGAATTAATGTCGGAATTATGCGCATCACTTGGTTCAACTCATCCGGATTATTCTAAGTTATCTAGTCTTATATGTATATCTAATCATCAAAAAGAGGTGTCTAGTTCATTATCAACTTATATTAAATCAGTTCCTCCTAATTATCTCTCTACTGTGTATACAAATACTGTTTTAAAGTATGAAGCATTCTTTGATAATATTATTGATTACAGCCGAGATTATTTAATTGATTATTTTGGGTTTAAAACTCTTGAACGAGCCTATTTAATTAAAAATGACAATAAAGTGGTTGAGAGAATCCAACATTTATGGCTTAGGGTAGCTATACAAATACACGGTGAAGATTTAAACAAAGTAAAGGAGACTTATGATTGTTTAAGTAAAAAAGAATTTATTCACGCCACACCCACATTGTATAATTCAGGTACGCTAAGGCCCCAACTGAGCTCTTGTTTTTTATTGGCAATGGAAGATGACAGTATAGAAGGTATTTTTAATACAGTAAAGGATTGTGCGAATATTTCTAAATGGGCAGGCGGTATAGGACTTCATATTCATAATGTAAGGGCAGAAGGTACACATATTAAGGGGACAAATGGAACTTCAAATGGAATCGTCCCGATGTTACGTGTGTTTAATAATACTGCGCGATATGTTGACCAAGGAGGTGGTAAACGCAATGGAAGTTTTGCTATGTATTTAGAGCCGTGGCACGCAGACATAGAGCAGTTTTTAGATTTGAGAAAAAATCACGGAGAAGAAGAAATGAGGGCGAGAGACTTGTTCTATGCCTTATGGATTCCCGATTTATTTATGAAAAAAGTAGAACATAATGAAGATTGGTATTTAATGTGCCCTCATATATCAAAAGGTCTCGCGGACGTATACGGTGAAGAATTTGAAACATTATACAACTCATATGTATCAAAAGAAATGTACATTAAAAAAATAAGCGCGAGGGAGTTATGGTTCAAAATTCTAGACAGTCAAATGGAAACCGGCACACCTTATATGTTGTATAAAGATGCGTGTAATATGAAAAGCAATCAAAAAAATTTAGGTACTATTAAATCATCTAATTTATGTTGTGAAATTATTGAATATAGTGACCCACGCGAAAGCGCAGTATGTAATTTAGCGAGTATATCACTTGCGTCTATGGTTGAAAATGGAGTTTTCGATTATGAAAAATTACATAAAATCACTAAACATTTAACTGAAAATTTAAATAAATTAATAGATGTAAATTATTATCCTACTGAAAAAACTAAAAATAGTAATAGTTCGCATAGACCAATTGGTATTGGTGTACAAGGATTAGCAGACGCATTCGCATTAATGAATATTGCGTTTGAAAGTAATGAAGCAATAGAAGCGAATAAATTGATATTTGAAACGATTTATCACGCATCCATTGAAAAGAGTATGGAATTGTCTAAACAACACGGGTATTATAAATCATTTTTTGGTTCACCTATTTCTAAAGGTATTTTTCAATTTGATTTATGGAATGTTACACCATCGAATCGATATGATTGGGAAACACTAAGAAGTGAAATCAAGTTCTATGGTATTAGAAACTCATTATGTGTGGCACCTATGCCAACCGCATCAACAAGTCAAATATTATCTAATAATGAATGTTTTGAACCATTTACAAGTAATATATATACTAGACGAACATTAGCAGGTGAATTTGTAGTAATAAATAAACATTTAATGAAAGAATTGATAGACTTGAATATATGGAGCGTTAAAATTAAAGATAAAATTATTGAACATAAAGGGTCTATACAACATATTGATGAAATACCATTGAATATTAAAAAGAAATATAAAATAGTATGGGAAATACCAATGAAACATATAATTAATATGGCGAGAGATAGAGGCGCATTTATTTGTCAAAGTCAATCTATGAATTTATGGATTGAAGAACCCAATTATAAAATATTGACTAGTATGCATTTGTATTCTTGGAAATGCGGATTAAAAACCGGAATGTATTATCTTAGAAGAAAAGCAAAACATCAAGCTCAACAATTTACAATTATTCCAGAAAAAGAAGATTGTTTAACTTGTAGCGCTTAACGTCTAGCGTCTCCTGCCTTTAGAAGGTGCTATAAACACATTATAAATAGTGTATAAAATAACAAAAACAATTATAAACACAATAAGAAAATTAAAAACTTTCATAAAACTACAATAAAACGAAGTATCTGACGCAGGGCATTGTATAGTAGTACCGAACATTCCAAAAATCCCTGAACCCATAATTCCTCCATTGTTTCCAGTATTTCCACTTCTTCTTGCCATTTATATAAATAGACAATACTTTTTTTCTTATTTAAATATAATGAAATTTGTACAAAAAACAAAAATAATAATACTTCTATTGATATTTGTAACATTATTATTTGCTTTATTAGGAAGTTTGAATTTATATTCATTTAACGAAAATTTTACGGATATATCAGAATGTACAGGTCGTGTTGTACCCGCGTGTAGTACTGATTTAGATGATGTAGACCTTTCGGATGAATTACAATATTATGCTTTAAAAACTGAATTAGTCCCTCCGATTTGCCCCAACTGTCCATATTATGAAGACATTAGTTTTGGTCGTTATCATAATTCACCGGATGATGATGTATCTAGTGGGACTCTTAAAATAAAGGGTAATAATAATAATAATACAAATAGCACAGATGTAAATATTGGAAATAAAACATCTGTAGACCAAAGTACAAATGTAAATAGTACAACAGATTTTAATAATAATCAAGAGGATAATTCAAGTATAAGTCAGGATAACTCGATTAGTGAAAAAAATAATACGAATACAGAACAAAATGTTACACAAGATAATAGACAAGATAATTCAGTAAAAGAAGACAATTCAGTAAAACAATCTGCGGATAGTAAATGGAATAACTTATTTGGAAATAACAGTATTAGTTTTGGTGGTGGTGGTAAAAATAATTCAACCATACAAACAACTGGAAATAATAGTCAATCTAGTATGGGTGGTTCTAATTCCGGAACAGGTCAAGGAACAGGACCTGTCCCTGTAAATTCAGCATCATCTAATCCTTTTATGCTTCAACAAGGAACATATTTACAAGGTCCTGATATAGAAACAACAAATATGATTAATAGTTTAAAACAAAAAGTAGATATGTTAATGAAAGAAAAACCATCTACCATTACAGAAACACAATTTGGGAATTATCCATCTTCATTTGCCTGTAGTCAACCCCCAAATTATAGGTCATCTGGTAATATCCCCCTCCCTATATTAAATGATTTTAGCAGTTTTTAATCTTAATCTCTTCTTTTTACAACTTGAATCCATTTGAAATGTATTACATTTTTTTGTTTGAGGAACTATTTTTATAATACATTTTGATTTTTTACCATATAAAGATTCAGTACAGCCTTTTTCTTTAATTTTAACAAGTTCTTTAAGATTACATCTTGCACGAAAATGTTCATATCGTTCTCTCACCATATCATAAGTCAACCCAGATTTTTTCTTAAGCATTTTATTAATATGTTCGTGTAAATTATAAACGAATTTAGAAAATGTTTCCCTATTTTTCATTTGAGCCATTTTTAACGGGACCGCTTTTAAGTTTTTTTTAAAATTCATTCGACAATATTTACAAGGTAATACGTACTCTAATTGAAGTATAAAATTCATATAATTGTGCTTATCTTCATCGGTTGGTTGATTTGGATAATTAAAACTTATAGTATGTAATGAATGCCATAAACTTGGACCCCACACAGTAGTTAACATTCCATCCCCACTTTTATAATCATTATCAGTATATAATTTCATATTATTTAAAGAGAAAATATTTTTTAGTAATATTATATACTCAACTTTTTTATTTGTATTAATTTAGAATTTATTTCATTAACTATATTAACAGAATGTTGTTTTTTATTAAATTTTATATTTAGTAAATGAACATAATAATTTTTTATATTTACGTAATTATTTTTATCAATAATTACGTATGTATTTTTATTAAATTCTTTAATAATCATTATATTATAAATATTAAATGTGTTTATTTTATTTTATTATTAATATCAATACTATTTAATGAATTGGAAACTTACATTATTGTTATTAATTGTATTCGCAGGTATTTCTTATTATATTTATAAATCTAAACAATTAGACCCTAATAGATTCATTCCGAATGATGAATTTAAATCAATTGAACAAGTTAAAGAAGTTGAACTAATGTTATTTTCGGTTGACTGGTGTCCTCATTGTTTTACTACAAGAAAAGTATGGGATTCTTTTAAATCATCATATAAGCCAGAAGGATACATAGTAACATATGTAGAAATTGATTGTGATAAATATACAAATACAGCTGACAGTTATAATATTTCTGAATACCCAACAATTATTTTAGTAAAAAATGATATAAAATATATTTATGATGCGGAAATAAGCAGTGATTCTTTAGAATTATTTATTAATACAGTTATGAAACAAAAATAAGGTAATGTTATAATATTTTTTTCTTTATCATATTAATGGATGATACACATATAAACATTGATGAATTATATGAACATAAAAAAAAGAACGATTTAAATAGGTTAGATATTTATAACAAATTATTAATAAAAATTCATAGTAAAATCAAAGTGGCGTCTAGATTAAGAAATTCTGATAATTTTTGCTCTTATATTATGCCAGAAGTATTAATTGGATATCCGAATTATAATCTAAGTGATTGTTTAGTATTTATTGTAGGTCGTCTTCAAAATGATGGATTTTTAACTAGATATATTCATCCAAATTTATTGTTTATAAGTTGGAATCATTGGATACCAAGTTATGTACGCGATGAATACAAAAAAAAAACAGGAATAGCTATAAATTGTTATGGAGAACCTATACACAAAGAAAAAAATGTTGTGAAATTTGATACTAAAGAAAGTAAAACTATGAATATAAAATCACAAAGTAAATTCGTGTATGACGATGAGTTATTTAGTAGTATTAAAGAAAAATTATAAATTATTGTGATGGTTGTAATTGATTAAATTTACGAATCAATGGAGGTATATTTTTTTGAGGACTTGAATTATTTTTAATATTTTTTGGAGGTCCTATTTCAATTGGTATCATATTTGTTGTTTCTTCTGATAATTTGTTAGTTTGTATAGGCGCAGGAGTTACAGAAGGACTAGGATTTATAGAAGGACTAGGAACAGGAGCTACAGGAGGTGTGTCATTACCTAATAATTTCGATATAATACTTTTCTCAGGTTGTTCAGTTGTTTTTGGTTGCTCAGAACTAAAGATTGATGATAAAAAATTTTTAGAAGGTGTCTCGAGTGATGCTGGTGGTGTAGATGCTGGTGGTGTAGATGCTGGTGGTGTAGATGCTGGTGGTGTAGTTTCTGGTGGTGTAGATGCTGGTGTTGTAGATTCTGGTAAAGTAGTTTCTGGTGGTGTAGATGCTGGTGGTGTAGATTCTGGTGGTGTAGTTTCTGGTTGACTAGATTTCATTGATTCATCCATTTTTATTAATTCATCAAGTTCTTTTGATTCATCCGTTTCGTTTGTTTCATCAGGTTCGGTTGTTTCTGATACAGTTGGTGCCGGAATAGTTGGTGTTGATACAGTTGGTGCTGGAATAGTTGGTGCTGGAATAGTTGGTGCTGGAATAGTTGGTGCTGGAATAGTTGGTGCTGGAATAGTTGGTGTTGATACAGTTGGTGTTGATACAGTTGGTGCTGGACTAATTGTTTCTGGAATAGTTGGTGCTGATATAGTTGGTGCTGGAGGTGTTTCAGAACTTAACAATTTGGATATAAAACTTTGTTGGGGCGCTTCATTTGGTTTAGATTTTTCAGAACTAAATATTGATGATAAAAAGTTTTGTGTAGGTGGTGGAGCTGTAGGTGGTGGAGCTGTAGCAGGTGGTGATATTACAGGTGGTGATATTACAGGAGGGCCACTACTAAGAGGGGCTGTAGTAAACGTTGATGTAGTAGGTTGTAAAGGTACATTAGCTTGTTGTATAAGAGAAGAATTTGGTTTTGTTTGTGGATTAAGTGAATCTGTTGGAGCACTTGTAATTGTACTAGATAAAAATGAATTTTCACTAGGTAATGGTGGGGGCGGTATCGCGTCACTTGTCATCGCGTCACTTGTCATCGCGTCACTTGTCATTGCGTCACTTGTCATTGCGTCACTTGTCATTGCGTCACTTGTCATCGCGTCACTTGTCACCGAAGGAGTAAAATTTTCTGGAATAATAGAAGATTGTATAGGAAGCGGTGGTATAGAAGGTTGTGTCATCATATATGATGGTTCTGGGGTATGTTCTGTATTTTCGGGTAAAGGTTCTTTAATATTATCTATATAATTCATTCTTTCTATATTCATATTTTTAGATTGTTCATCATAAATTTTTTCAAATATAATAAGTGCTTGAATAAAGTATTTTTCACAAGTAGTGTACAAATTTAAAATGATGTCTCTAGTTTCTGCTTCAATAAATAATACGTGGTCAAGAGTTAATTCCGGATTAATGCTATATTGAGTTTCGTTATCTTTTATTTTAACAACAAATAATTCTTTTAATAAAGATATTAATTTATTTCTATAATTTTTTGTATAATTTTCAATTAAATTAATTTTTTGTATATATTCTTTAATTAATTCATTACTCTTTAAAATTAAAATATCTTGAGAAAATCGAGAATCATTACAACTGCTAAGTGTAGTCATATCGAGCAGTTCTATATCGTGAAATGATTTAATAGAAGAAGGTTTATCTTTTTTTCCAGTAAATATTTGATAAAACAAAGTCAAATCTTTATGATATTTTTGCTTCATTTTTTTACTTCTTTTATTCCACGTTTTTGTTTCATAATCAAATATATCATAATACAACAAATCTAATTCTTTAATACCAACTTCATCGGTTAATACGTTTGTAGTAGACATAGAGCATAATTTTTCACCTGGATTTATTTTAACATATTCACCATCTACGTTATCATCTAATTTATTTTTTAAAATAGATAATCTTTTTCTACAAAGATTCATAGGGTTTGATAATTGTATTAGTACAGGCCTTACATTTTTAGGTATATTTTTATAAGCATCAATATCTTTTAAATAAAATGATTTTTTAGCACCACTCTCATCTTCATATGAATATTGAGGGTCAATTGTTGTAGCAATCGCACTATATATCATAATAATTTTAATGTAAAACTTAGATATATTAAAAATAACTTTATCCTTTAATTTATTACTTGCAGGTATGATATCAATAGAATCAATAATCTTTTTTTTACCTATTATTCGTTGGTCTAAAAACCCCAGTTCTAAATTATTTAATTTTTTTTCTATAACACTACTAGTAAGTATTATTAAGTTATCATAATATTCTTTATCCGACAATCGTAATAAATCAATTGTGTTTTGAGTTAATATATAATGTACAGCAATATCATCAATTTGAGAAGCTAAACTCTCCATATTGTTTTGTTCATTTACAGAAGAAGATATAGTATTCCCCATTTATTATATTACAATAAAATAAAATTGAATTCTAATTTAAATTTATAATAGATTTACAGATGTCTACTCAAAAAAATAAAAGTTCTGATAAAACAAAAACGGAGATATGGAGTTTATTTGATAATGTAACAGAAGAAGATAAATTAGAATGTATATATTCTAATGAATTCATAGATAATAAGTGTAAAGAATGCGAAGCACCATTGTTTATTTCCGACGAGGGGTTTTATTGTTGTTCCAATAATAAATGCGCAATTATTTATAAAGATATTTTAGATTTTGGCGCTGAGTGGAGGTACTATGGAGCAGACGATACAAATACAAGTGACCCAACCCGTTGTGGTATGCCAGTAAATCCGTTATTAAAAGAATCTTCATTTGGATGTAAAATCACTTGTAGTAATCGTTCGAGCTATGAAATGAGAAAAATAAAACAATTTACCGATTGGCAAGCAATGCCTTATAATGAAAAATCTAAATATGATGACTTCCAGATTATTACTATTTTAGCAAGTACTGCTGGAATACCTAAAATTATTATAGATGATGCCATAAGATATTATAGTAAAATTTCTACAGCAAAAACATATCGAGGGTTGAATCGAGAAGGATTATTGGCAGCATCTATATATATAGCGTGTAGTAATAATGAAAATCCGAGAACAGCAAAAGAAATAGCATCTATATTTAAATTAGATAATACAAGTGCTACAAGAGGTTGTAAAAATGCTTTAAGTATTTTAAATGATATCGAAATTGATGATGAAGAAAAAACTGAATTACATAATAGTACACCTTCAACATTTATACATAGATATTGTAGTAAATTAGCAATAAATTCAGAATTAACACAACTATGTATGTTTATTGCTTCTATAGTAGAGAGTCAAAAGTTAATTCCTTCAAATACCCCACATTCTATATCTGCTGGAATAGTGTATTTTGTATGTCAAAAGTGTAAGTTAAATATATCAAAACAATCGATAAATATGGTAAGCAAAATTAGTGAGGTTACTATTAATAAATGTTATAAAAAATTAGAATTATATGAAACTAAATTAATACCGAATGCTATCAAAAAAAAATACTCGTAGTATATTTATATGATAAAATACATTTTCATAATTCCATATAGAAATAGGGAGGAACATAAAGAATTTTTCTTAAGATATATGGGATATATATTAGAAGATTATGATAAAAGTGAATATGAAATAGTTTTTGCTCATCAAAACAACAATTTACCATTTAATAGAGGCGCTATGAAAAATATAGGATTTTTATATGCTAAACAAAAATATTCTTATTATAAAGATATAAATTTTATTTTTAATGATGTAGATACAGTACCTTATATAAAAGGGTTGCTTAATTATGATGTTGAACCTAATGTAATAAAACATTATTATGGGTTTACGTTCGCTTTGGGAGGAATATTTTCAATTAAAGGTGGAGATTTTGAAAAAATTGATGGTTTCCCTAATTTGTGGTCTTGGGGATATGAAGATAATGTAGTATATAACAGGGCAATAGCAAATAATATAGTTGTAGATAGGAGTCAATTTTTTAAAATAGGGGACCATAAAATTTTACATATTATAGATGAATTTAGCAAGAATATTGCTTACAAAAATATCGGAATGTACAAAAATAATCAAATGGTTGATGGATTAAAATCATTAACTGTTGTGGACTTTAAATGGAATGAGACAACTAATATGTTAGACGTAAATAATCATAATAGTGTTCATCCAGTTCAAAATAATTCTGAAATTACTAATTCAACTATAAGAAAAAAACCTAATACAATCGGAAATAGGTTATTTAAAAAAAATCCCTTATCACCTTAAAAATATTTTGATTTGTTGTACCAGTTGATATGTCTTTTTTTATAACACCTAAATACTGTTTAATTATTTCTTCGATAGACATACATTTTAATTTTTCAATACACTCTTCTCTCGTATAAGTTGTTTGTCTCATTAATAATGATATAGATTCATTATCAGGCTCAGGCTCAGACTTAGTTACAGGTTCAGATTCAGACTTAGTTACAGGTTCAGGTTCAGACTTAGTTACAGGCTCAGGTTCAGACTTAGTTACAGGTTCAGGCTCATTATTAAAATCGATATTTGGTTCAGTTGTATTCATTTTATAATAATTTAATATATGTTTAAATAATAATGATATTGAATTATTTATGTCCCCCAGCATTATTATATGTTGTATTTTCTTTAATACACGTTGTTATTGAAATTAGTGATAAAAATTATGAACAAGCACTAACCCAAGGTATAATATGTATTATATTTACTTGTTTATTAGAAATATGTTGTTTAGCAAATTTGTCTATTATTGCTTGGATTTTAGTATTTATTCCTGTAATGTTGTATACATATATGACGTTGATTATATTTTTAGTTTTTAAATTAAATCCAAATGCTGTTAATCAATATTTAATAAAAAAATAGTTAAATAAATCGTTAATAATATATAATGGCGATTGTAAATGAATATAAATTATCTAACAAATGGAACTTTTATATTCATTTACAAGATGAAGACGACTGGAGTTTTACTAGTTATCATAACATTCATACAATTGATAATGTAGAACAAGCTGTATTATTAAGTGATGAAATAAATTTTGATTTGATTAAAAAAACTATGATTTTTATTATGAAAAATGATGTTAAACCTATGTGGGAAGACCCTGAAAATAAACAAGGTGGTGGTTTTTCTTTCAAAGTTCATAATAAAAATATTGAATATGTTTGGAAAAAACTATTTTTTATGTTAATCGGAAATACATTATCAAAAGAACACGAATATATTAATGGTATTAGTGTTTCTCCAAAAAAATCATTCTGTATTGTTAAAGTGTGGATGAAAGATTGTAAGCATATTAATCCTATTATTTTAGCAAATATAGAATATATGGATAAAGTAGGTTGTCTTTTTAAAAAACACGTCTCATAATTATAATTTAAAGTTTAGATATTATTGTTAATGAATGTATAGTAATAATATGTGATATTAACAATGAAATAATAAGTTTTACTATAAGGTGGGTTGTTAAATGAATAATTGTGAAGATGATAAATTATATATTTTAACATATAATTTATGGGTAAAGTATATTTAAAAAACACGTGACGTAATTAACAAGACGATGGAAGAGGTGCTAATCCTAATTTAATAATACCAAGTGAAGCAACATTATATTGAATAATAAGAGGCAAATCATTCTCCATATACATTTCAATTTGATTACATAAATTAGTACATTTAATAAAATAACTAAGATTTTTTAGAGAGAACTCTCCTTGAATAACTTTATTATGTTTTTGAATAAATCCCATACCATCCGATTCTGACCGAATAATTTCAGCACTTGCGAATGAACCTTGGCATTTAAATATAAGTTGATTTTTAATCGATTTAATCTCCAATTTATCAGAAATGCCATTAAGGTCGCGAATAATTTTTTGAAAATCATTAGAAGGCAAATTAATAATCGATGAGAACTTTACATCAGGAATGTTCAACTCTTCGTGGTCTGGTTCAATCAATTTTAATTTTTGGATTTTACACTGCTCTTTTGCTTTGTTTTCAAACTTTAAAACTAAATGCTCTACAATGCCATCATTGTAATCTTCATTTTCAATATATATTGATAATGTCTCATCAGTATCAATTGTGTTAATAAGTTTAAATAAATGAAACATATTCACACCAATTATAATTTTTTCTTTTTTACATTCGTAATATTCAAAATTATCATTTTGTAAATGAAGATGTACCAAAATAGTATGAGATTTATCCATATTTATAATACGAATGCCATCTTTTTGAAAAGTAATGTTTGTTTCCAATAAAATATCCTTCAAAGCAGTCATTAAAATTCGAAATGGTGAAATTTGAACTGTTTTAATTAATAAGATATGTTCGTTTGGTTCCATTATAGATTATTTTTCAAAAACCTTTATATAAATATTTACTATATTATAATGTACGATTATATTATAATTGGTGGTGGCATTTCTGGATTATATTGTAGTTTAAATCTAACACAACATAAAGTGTTATTATTAGAAGCAAATAATTATTTAGGAGGAAGAATTTTTACAAATAAATCCCCTCAATATGAAATAGGAGCGGGGCGTTATAGTGACCACCATAAGATATTGGTAAATTTAATAAAACAATTCAAGTTATCTCCTATAAAACTAAGTCATTCACACGATTTTATTTATAATGATACAATAACGAATGATGTAGAAAATTTATTTAAAAAAGTAATAAATCAATTATTATTAAAGCCTAAATTAGATTCATTGAGGGATATAACATTTTATAATTATATACGAAAGTTTTTTACTAAGACAGAATCAGATAAATTAATGTATATTTTTGGATATTATTCAGAATTTAAAGTAATGAACGCGTATGATTCATTGAGTTTATTAAAAAAAATGATGAATGGAGATTATTATGTAGTTAAAGAAGGTTTAAGTGAGTTAATAAAAAGAATGTCAAAGGGATTGAATTATGAATTGAACCATAAAGTAAAACACATTGAACACAATGATGGAATATATAAAGTCGACCAATATTTTACAAAAAATATAATATTTTCAATTCCTGCGAATGATTTAAAACAATTTACTATTTTAAAACCAATACTACCTCTTATAAATTCAGTTAAAGTGAGTAGTTTATTAAGAGTGTATGCTATATATAAAAATAAATGGTTTGCGGATATGCCAAGAACAACTACAAATTCATTCTTACGACATATAATACCTATTAATTCAGATACAGGTTTAATTATGATATCCTATGTAGAAGGTAAAGATACCGACCCATACAGAAATGAAAGTGGTAATTTAAAATCAACCAAAACAATTATGAATAAAATACAAAAAGAATTGAAAATATTGTTTCCTGATAAAGATATTCAAGAACCAGAGTATTTTAAAGTACATTTATGGGAAGTTGGCGACCATTCTTGGTTACCAAAATATAATTCAACTATAATTGCTAAAGAAATTTTAAATCCAATAAAAAACTTGTATATATGTGGAGAGTCATTTTCTCATAATCAAGCTTGGGTTGAAGGTGCGTTAGAAACGGCTACTAAAGTTCTCGATATTCTTGGGCAAGACCACAAGTAGAACAACAAGTTACTGCCATTATATCTTCAGCAATATTCCCATCTATATGATAAACTGCTTTTATATGTTGTCTCACTTTATAATGCATAAATGTTAAACTTGAATAAAATAGTGAAGTACATATTAAAATATACATCTCTGTTTTGCGCGATTGGTTTTTTGATATACATTCATAATTATTATAAACACAAAAACCATTTTTAATAAAACACGAAGAGGGTCTGTCATCTATTAACATATAATAATCTTCACAATTATCAATTGCGTGTATACAATCATTTATTAAATTTTTTGGACAAGTATGTTGAGATATATAATTACTGGTATACCATAATTGTTGAATACAGAGATATATAAATATATAAAAAAATAAATGTACACAATACTGACTTTTAATTTTAGTTTTATTTTTTAATTTAGCATAAATATGACAAGGTACAATACAACTCAAAAAACAAGATTCTGTATCGCAATCATACAAGTTAGTCGACCATTCTTTTTTATTAATTATCTCATAATCCATATAGTATAATTAATATAATATATTTAATACATTTTTTTTATAACAAATATACCATAAATCAAATTCATTTTTACATTTATTATGGTTTGGAATATTTTGTTTCATACATTTTAGAAATAATGTTTCATATTCTTTACAAAACATTATATACATATAATATATAATGAACAAAACATATTTGAAACGTAAACATATGAAAAATAAGAATAAAACTCATAAAATAAAAGGTGGAATGGGAGATTTAATAGCTAAAATAGGGACGAGTTTTTCTTCTTCTAAACCTAATGCGATTAAGCCAAGTACTAATGCGATTAAACCGAGTACTAATGCGATTAAACCGAGTACTAATGTGATTAAACCGAGTACTAATGCGATTAAACCCGCCCTAAATAACTCAAATGCGGCAACTAAAGAAAAACAAAAAAAAATATCAGATGCAACTCAAGTTAAAAATATGGCAAATGAAAAATTGAATAATGCCAAAAAGAATGTTGAAAACATAACAGATGAATTAAATAAATCCAAATTATTAATAGATACAAAAACTGAAGAATTAAAAAAAGCCAAAGAACTTGAAATTACAGCAACAAATGAGTTAAAACAAGCATCTAATACATTAGATAATCTTATTTCACCCAAAAATTTTTTTGGATATTTTAAATTTTAAAATTTAAATTAAAATTCAAGCTCTACATCAAATGCTTCATCTTTACCTGATTTTTCAGCGAGAGAATATTCAGATACACGTGATTCGAAAAAATTTGTTTTTTGTTCTAAACTAATCATTTCCATAAAATCGAACGGATTAGGAGAATTATAAATAGGTTCACATCCAAATTGTATAGATAATCGGTCAGCAACAAATTCAATATATTTATTCATTAAATCAGAATTCATTCCAATTAAACGACACGGTAATGCGTCAGTAATAAATTCTTGTTCAATACTAACCGCATCTTGAATAATCTCTTGAATCTTCTTTTTGTGTATTTTCTTTTCTAATTTGCTATATAAATATACAGCAAATTCGGTATGTAATGCTTCATCTCGAGAGATAAGCTCATTAGAAAATGTTAAACCAGGCATCAATCCTCGTTTCTTTAACCAATATATAGAACAAAACGCACCAGAGAAAAAGATTCCTTCAATGCACGCGAATGCGATTAAACGTGTTGAGAAACTAGACCTTTTATCGTGTATCCATTTTAAAGCCCACTTTGCTTTCTTTTCAATACAAGGGTAATTGTTAATTGCTTGAAACAAACTAGTCTTCTCTTCTGTGTTTTTTATGTAACTATCGATTAGTATACTATATGTTTCAGAGTGTATATTTTCCATTGCGATTTGAAATCCATAAAATGCTCTTGCTTCAGGCAATTGTACTTCGGACATAAATCTTAATGCTAAATTTTCTAATACAATTCCATCACTCGCAGCAAAGAAAGCCAATATTAATTTAATAAAATGTTGTTCATCTTGAGATAATTTTTCCCAATGTGCCATATCTTTTGACGTATCTATCTCTTCTGGTCTCCAAAAACAATCGATTTGTTTTTTATACATTTTCCATATATTTTGGTCAGCTATAGGAAACATTACAAACCGATTGTTATCTTCTTGTAATAAAGGTTCTATTACTGTTTTAGACATCTACGTATAATAGAATAATATATTTATATTTATTAATATAAATAATGAAACAAGAAATATTACTAGAAATAGAAAAACGCAAATGTATCGATGAACTAACAAAATTTAATAAAAAATATGATACCGCAGAACTAAAAAAATTAACTGATTTATATATTTATTTATTGGATAAACAAAAAAATGAACTTAATCCATATATAAAAAAACAGTTAGATGAAGATATAATTATTTTATTAAATTATGTATAATAATTATGAATAATGTTTCTTTTTCCATAGACGTTTAAACAAATTAATTTTATAAGTATGATTGATACAAGTGTCGCGTCCATCAATCTCTATAATTTCTACTAAATTAATTTGTTTTGATTTATTTAAAACTTTATCATAATTTTTTATAATATCGTGTTTTAAATTGTTCTTGTTTATAAGTTTGAATAATGATTTTAAATAAAATACTAGGTCTTCTATCCATTCATTTGAATAAAACTCTTCTAATGAATAACTATAAATTACAACAAACCCATCTATTGGTTGACCACCGTGTACAATATTAAAATATGGTTCGCAAGTTGCTAATTGAAGCATTTTAATAATAAAATAAAACTTATATTCTTATTCAATTTTATTTTATATAACATTTATATAATGAAGTCTAAACTATTATTAAATAATATTAAGTTGTTGTATTTGGTTTTTGTATTGTTTTTAATAAATTTAGGGGTATTTATATATAATAGAGATAACCAAAGCATATTTTTATTTGCTGTTATGGCATTAATTATTTATTTTTTTAATAAAAATATGATAGTTGTATTAATAATGCCAATGATTTTCATCAATGCTTTATTGTTAATAAATCAAATAAATAGCAAAGAGGGGTTTACAGAAAAATTTGATGAAGATTTTGATAATCAATCTGATGATTCAGATGATGATTCAGATGATGATAACACATTAAATGTAAAAGGTGCCGAATACAACAATGATGATAATAAAAAATTAATAGAATCAATAAAACAACTGGTTCCTGCTTCAAATAAAGGAAATGATATTGATATAAATAAATTAAATACAGTACTTAATAAAGTACATAATATTATTCAAGATGTTTAGGTTTAGGTTGAATTTGATATATCTTATTCCTTATGTGTTTTTTTAATATATTTAATAAAATAAAATGACTACCTCCTTTTTGCTCTTTATTTTCTGATTTTCCTTTATGAAAATTAAAAAATTGTATTAATTTATGTCTTACTATATTATCGTGTTTAAATGTAGATATTTTATGAATACATAATAGATATAATAACATAATATTATTATCATCTAAAAGGGTTGGTTCTATATTTAAATTGACTAAATTAATATTAAATATATCTTCTACTTTTACAAATTCTTCTTCTGTACTTAGTAATAAATCATCATTAATTAATTTATCTATATTCTCATAAAAATATAAATAATTGCTCATTTATTATATAAATTATATTAATAATATATATATATTGTATTATGAGTGAATTAATAAATATTTCTAATAAAATATCATCGGCTACAACAAATAGTTATTTGGCTTTTAATTATGATTTTGATATTATATCAAAACCTAAATTTTATAATAGTGATGCTTATAATTCACTTAATCCAATTATAAAACAAGTATTTAAAACACAAATCGTAAATCAACCTATAAATACGGACCCTATACAAAATTTGGACTTTATGACATATATGTTTCCAACTAGTAATAAAATACAATTATGTACTAATAATTTAAAACAATTTAATACATATACTACAAAATACTTACATTTTACGACGTGCTGTCCTATAAAAATTGATGATACGGATATACCATTTTCTATAATTATAGAATGTGAGAGTAATTCAGTTCAACCACTATTAATCGTTATACCTGTTAAAACCGCTTCAAGAGATTCAGCTGATACTAATGCAGACCTTGACTTATTAATAAAATATTCACAAGTAGACCCAGAATCAACATATCCAATACAAAATGATAATATATATGTAAATAATATAATTCCATTAACTGGTACTTTTTTATATTTTAATCAAACTATTAATACTCCATTGAATAATTGTGATATAGTATTATTTAATACAACCGTGAAAACATTATTTTCAATAGATAGTAAAGACAACACAACACCTCAAAAAGAGTTCTCTTCTATTAGTAATAAGGTCACTAGTTTAATCAAACCATCTAATATTACATATGATAAGTTTACTACTATATTGTATGTAAGCTCTATAGGACCATTAAACTCTCCTGTTATAATCGAAAATGATATATATATATATTGTAGTGTTTTGGAAGACTCAACCACCAATAAATCATTAAAAAAAATAAAAAAAAAAAAAAAAAATAATAATACTGGATTAATAATAATAATGGTATTTATAATATTTATAAGTAGTTTAACTATTTATTTTTGGATTTATAATCCACAAGATACTAAAATTACTTCACGTCCTCCAGCAGCAAATATACCACCATCAGCTATACCACCCGCGTAACCTCATAATTCAGAACCAACAATAAGTGCTGTAGGTTTAAAAGACACGTTATTATTTTGATTTTGATTTTTAATGGGTGCTCTTTCTAAAATGATTTGTTCTTCAACTTCAAATGTTTTGGTGGGATTCATTTTTTGTAATATCTTGTCTTTATTAACACCACTATAAACAGTGTCGTACTTAATAGTTTTATATAAATATATTAAAAATAATATTCCTACAACAGGATTCAACATATAAAACATAATTATAACTACTAATAAAGACATTGTTAGACCAACTGGTGTATTTAATAATTTAGATATTGGTTCTTCTACTTTTAAATCAAATAATATTAATATTGCTAATAATAATCCAATTATATTTTCTAAAGTCATAAAACTAGAATACTTATTTTTGACAGCCATTATAATATATATATAAAATATAAAAACATAAATTATAATATATAATGTCGTATTTGGGTAAAAAAGGGTATACTATATTCAAAAAAGATTATAGTGAATTACAATTAAATATAATAAGAAATGAATTGAACATAAAACCTCAATCCACACATTCTATGAGCACAATAGAATACCCTATATACAGAGAGTCAGCAACAAAAATGTATATACCTCGTTATTATGGTATTGAAAAATATGGAGAATTTAATAATACTTTATCAAAAGGAAAAGATATCAATTTAAATTTTGTAGGACAATTATATGATTATCAATATAACATTATTGATAAATATATAAAACACGTAGGAGAAAGTGGTGGCGGATTATTGGATGTAGAACCAGGAAAAGGAAAGACTGTGATGGCTCTTAATATTATTAGTAAAATAAAAAAAAAGACATTGGTTGTTGTACATAAATCATTTTTAATGAATCAATGGATTGAACGAATAAATACATTTTTACCTAACGCAAGAATAGGAAGAATACAAGCAGATGTTATTGATGTGAATGATAAAGATATTGTATTAGGTATGATACAAAGTTTATCCAATAAAGAATATGATACTAAAATATGGGATGAATTTGGTTTATGTATATATGATGAATGTCATCATTTAAGTGCTGAAGTATTTTCAAATATTATGATACAAATAGTATGTAATTATAATTTGGGTTTGAGCGGTACAATGACCCGAAAAGATGGCCTTACAAAGGTGTTTAAATATTTTATTGGGCCAGTTATTCATAAAGAATCTACTGATATTACTACAGAAGTATTGGTTAAAAGTATTAAATTTAAATCAGAAGGATTATTTGATGATGTGAAAACAGATTACAAAGGAAACCCTTTATACTCAACTATGATTAATAAATTAAATGGTCCAGTGCGTAATAATTTAATTATTCAAATTTTAAAAAAAGAATTACAAATAAATTCGGACCAACAAATTATGATATTATCGAATACTAAATCTTTAATAGAAGAATTATTTGATAAAATTATTGAATTTGAAACGAGTGTAGGTTATTATGTCGGAGGAATGAAAGAAGAAAAATTAAAAGAAAGTGAGAGTAAAAAAATTATATTAGCAACCTATGCGATGGCATCAGAAGGTCTTGATATTAAAACGTTAACAACACTTGTTATGGCTACTCCTAAATCAGATGTATGTCAGAGTATTGGAAGAATATTAAGAAGCAAACACAAAACCCCTCTTGTTATAGATATTATAGACCCTCATATTGTATTTAAAAATCAATACAAAAAAAGAAATATCTATTATAAAAGTAAGAATTATAAAATAGAATTGTATGATTCTCAAGATTCTTATTTATTAAATAATAAAGACAATGATAAAGAGAAGAATAACAAAGTATCAAAATGTTTAATTAAAATATAATGTATTTGTATATGAACACCCCGCAAAAATCGTTAGTAATTATTTTGTATATTATTATCACACTAATCTTTGTTTACACGTATTATTATTTAGCACAATTAAACACGTGTGAATGTTTTATTAAAAATGAGAAATATTCGGTAAATATTGAATTTATGAAGTTTTTTCAAGTTTTAGAAATATTTTTATTTACATTGTATGTTGGTATGATGGTGTTTTTTAATTCTAAAATTGTAAAGAAAAAAATGAAAACACCATTGCCGTTATTATTGTCCACCATTTCATTAGCATTATTAATAGGTATTAATGGGTATATGTCTTATAATGTGTTTAATTTGTATAATAATATAAAGGAAGACTGCGCTTGTAGCAGTGGGTTTTTCAAATACTTTGTATATTATGAAGGTATTGTAAGCTTTATTAATGTATTAAGATTTGTTGAAATATTTGGACTTATTATATTAGTATTTTTATTTAATATGTTAAAGTGATGAATAATACAACAAAAAATAGTTTTTACTTACTTTTTTTTTATTTTTAAATTCATTACAATATAAGTGATAAATATCATTTACACCTACAATGGTAACATTTTTTAAAAATACATCTATTTCTTTTTTTTTATTCCATAAAGTACAACCTATTTTGTCAACTTTATTATTAATATAATTATTTGGATAATAATATTGAATTAATTCGTGAATCATTTGTTCATCGACAAACTTATCTTTATAAGCTTCTATAAATAATTGTAATATTTCGCTTATTTCAAACTCATATTCTGTATCATCATTAAACATATATTTACACCAAAAATCTCTAAAATCATTTACATAAGGCAAAAACATACTCGATACATCATAATAGTTTCCCTCATAATATTTTATCTTGTCTGAAATATGGTCTTTAAAATCACTATTTTTTTGAAAAATACTCATCATATTGTTATGCTTTATGTAATCTTTCCATATGAATAACATATCTTTTTCATTAATTTTAGAACCTTTTTTGAAATATATATATTCTTTTATGAATGAATCTATAATATCTGTTTTTGATATTTGTTTAATCCATAATACATTTTGTTTTAAAGATAAACAACAAGGGTCTTCTAAAAATGCGTCGCCATTATTGTATCGATTTGAATAATGTAATGATATACAAATCAAATTATTATAAAATGAATCTGGAATAGTAACGTGTTTTAAATTAATATTATTGAATGATATTACGCGTGATTTATCGGTTTCGTGGTCATAATATTGGAATTTATAGTGATTACATAAATTAATTGTGTGAAAATACATAGACACGTATTTATTTATTGTTTTTATAAAGGGTTTAATATGTATTGGTATAAAATAAAATAAATCTGTTTTTTTCATTATAATGTCTCCAAGTGTAATCATAAAATATTTAGCACAATTTCGATTATTAAAAAAATTGGGATGTAAAAAGTCTAAAATATTTTGTATTGATTCAGATTCAGGTATGTTTTGATAAATATTTCTTAATTTTATTTTTTTTATTATTTTTGTTTTAATTTGTTTTTTTAAAACGCTATTCAATTCATTATTTGTATGATAATTTTTAATGTACAACAATACAATGTGTATCATATTATTTTCAGTTATCACTTTGAATTTATCAGTATATTCCACATATAAATCGGTTGTGTTAATATAATAATAATTATAGTTTAAGAAAAAATCATCAATGATTACTTTAATGTATTGGTCTGTCTCTCTGTTATCTTGAATTATATCACTTAATGTATAATAAAATTCTTCAATCGCTTTATCATTTGAACTATCTAAAAAACTAGTTATTTTTTCTTGTATTTTTAGCTTGTAATCCATTACATATTATAGTATAAATATTTAAATATAAATATAATACATTATCATTATAATGATATAATTATAGTTATACTTATAATATATTAAATAAGTATTATATTATAATAAAATGGAAAATGAAATAGATACAGATTTATCTCATTATACCATTAATGATATATTTTCTTTATTAGATATTAATATAACAGCCGATGCGGATTACAATGATGTAAAAAAAGAAATTATTTCAAAAACGAATAAATATATTGAAAAATTTGATTTGTTAAAAAATCCAAAAATTAGTCATTTTTTTAAAAGTATACAAGAATATTTAACAAAAGACCGAGATACAAACAGTTCTATTGTACAAGACCCGAGACCACACGGCCCAAATATGGGGGGGTCAACCAACCAAACTGAAACTACAAATGGTATTAGTAATATTTCATATAATTCAAATGATGGAGCTGGTAATCCAATAAATAGAAAAACGATTACTAAATTATTGAATATTGATTCAAGAAATAGAGACCCAATATATCCTTCATCTACTGATTTTATGATTAATTTACAATATCCTATTAATAATGTTATTGAAATGAAATTATGTGATTTAGAACTTCCTACAACATATTATCCCATTTCAAGCGCACTTGATAATAATTATATGTGGATAAAAGTGTACAAAAATAATGGGCCTCCTCAATACTATTATGTATTTATTCCAGATGGATATTATTATTATGATGATTTAATTTCATATATAAATAGTACGAAATGTTTAAATAGCCCAATTTTTGCTGTTAATCCTATTATAAGTATTAAGTTTGATTTAAGTTATAAAAATCTTGGAGGAGTTGGAACTGGTACTGGAAAAGTCACTCTTGAAATGGTTGATTTAGATAAAAGAAATGTTACTAGTATAGAGCTTAATTTTGCTGGTAATTCACTTGAAAATAGAACGACTACATTTATGGTTACAGACCCAGAAGAGATTGTGCGATATAATAAATTGGATAATGCAAACATTCAACTTAAATTTGGTTGGTTATTGGGATATAGGAAATCAACATATACCGGAGAATATGGGTATATTTCAGAATCTGTAATGGATATTATTGGGCCAAGATATTTATTTTTAATAATACGAGATGGTACAAATGGATTAAATACAAATGTTAATTTTATATCATCCACCGGAAATGGATTAGATGGAGATACAATCGCTAGAATTTCAATAAAAGGTTCTTCGTTTAATGTTCAAGTACAAAATGATTTCAGTGTATACACTGAACCACGATATTATTATGGTCTAAAAAAAATAGAAAAAATAAGTGTAAAATTGGTAGATGAATACAAAAGAGTTCTTGATTTAAATCAGAATGATTTTTCATTTACATTAAGATTAACTACAGTATACTCAAATAGTTAATTATATTTTAGTTTCTACCATAATTATTTCGTGAAACAACTTTTCATAAAAATGGTCAATTGTTGTATTATTGTGTATCATTATTAATAAATGAACGATTTCATCATATTTTTTATTTAATTTATAAAACTCAATAAAATCACTATTTTTTTTAATATTATAATTTATAAATAGGTTATCCCAAGGTAATATATTTGTATATAAATCAAGCAACATATAAACAATAGATATGATGTCATCTTCTTTTCTATATACATATTCATCGTTGTGACACGTATAACTCGAGTATCTTTTGTTTCCTATAAATTTTTTAACCAAATTATTTGAATAAAAAGTAGATAGACCCAAATCTATAATACATAATTGTTCTTTTTTATTGAATACAAAATTTTCTGGTTTTATATCCCTATGTACAAGTCCTCTCATATGAAAATATTTTATTAATTTAAAAATTTGTTCGATTATGATTAAAAACTTTTGTTTTGTTATTCCTTTTTCTGTATATTTTTTTAAATTAATATCTAATAATTCCATAACTATATAACTATAATTATCATATGTTCCTATACATTTTATATCTGGTAAATTAATATATTCATTATTTTTATTATTACTTTTTTTCAAATATAAATACATATCTATTTCGTGGTCCAATAACTTTTTACTTATTTCCTCACATTCTATTTTTATAGCAACTTCGCTGTTTTTATCTACGTGAATTCCTTTGTACAATGTTGAATACGTACCTTGTGTGATGACGTTAAGTATTTTATATTTGTTTGATAACAGCATTGATATAGATATAAAGATTATTTTTAAATATATATAACAATGACCTTTGTATTGAGTGAATTTCAATTAAAGGCTATCGAGTCTATAGAAAATGGACATCATACTTTAGTTACCGCTCATACGGGTTCTGGAAAAACATTACCGGCAGAACACGCAATTAAATATTTTACAAATAAAGGCAAGAAAGTGATTTATACTTCGCCCATTAAAGCATTAAGCAATCAAAAATATGCTGAGTTTACTAAAAAATTCCCTGAACTACAAATCGGAATTTTAACTGGAGACAACAAACATAACCCGAGTGCCGATGTAATTATTATGACGACTGAAATTCTTCAAAATAATTTATTAAAAACAACTACTCACGAGAATTCATATTTAAACATTGATATCGATATCGATACCGAGTTGGGGTGTGTTATTTTTGATGAAATTCATTATATAGATGACCCTGAAAGAGGAACTGTATGGGAACAATGTATTATTACGCTACCCAAACATATTCAAATGGTAATGTTATCGGCGACTATTGGAGAGAAAGAAAAGTTCGCGAGTTGGATTGAAACTATTAAAGAAAACAAAGTTAATATTTGTAGTACGAATACTCGAGTAGTACCCTTATCATTTAATATATATTTGACAGTACCTAAAAAGACCATTGAGAGAATGCCTGGACCAATGAAGTCATTATTTGAGAATAAAAATAATAAAATAGAATCATTACACAGCGCATTTAATGAAACAATCGATATGAATAAAAAGTGTCACCATTATTTAAAAAGCAATGATATTTCAGTTTCTAAACAATTTGTATTGAACGAATTATGTTTAAAGTTGAAAGAAAAAGAAATGTTTCCTGCGCTGTTCTTTGTATTCTCAAGAAAACAAGTACAACAATATGCGAACGATATGTCTGCTGCTTTGTTTGACCCTGGAGAAAAGGATTATTTGGTAGAGCCCATATGCCGACAACTTTTAGTCTCTCGAGTAAAGAATTGGAAAGAGTATATGGCCTTACCTGAATACAAGTACTATATTGATTTATTGGAAAAGGGTATTGGAATACATCACGCAGGGATGCTTTCTGTGTTTCGTGAAATGATTGAGATATTGTATGACCAAAAATATATCAAAGTACTATTTGCGACGGAAACATTCTCAATCGGTTTAAATATGCCTACCAAAACAGTGTGTTTTACTAGTTTGTATAAGCACGATGGTCGCTCTATGCGTTTGATTCATAGTCACGAATTTATCCAAATGGCGGGTCGAGCAGGCCGACGAAATATTGACACAATTGGTCACGTTATTATGATGACTAATTTATACGACCCATTAGATACAACTCAATATTACAAATTAATGAACAGTAGTCCCAAAATATTAAAATCTAAATTTAAAATAGATTATTCTCTCTTTTTACATTATTTAAACAATTATTCATTGGAAGAATGTAAACATATTATTGAAAAGAGTTTGATGAATCAGGATATTTTGAATCAAATCAAACAATCCAATGAAAAATTAGATGCTCTTCAATTGAATTTGAATACTATTATTCCGTTGTTAAAAAACCAAGATGTTTGCGAACTATATTTATATTTAAAGAAAGAATTGGTTACCTCTAAAAATAGTATCCGTAAACAGATATCTAAAAAAATAAATGAAATTGAAAATTCAAATCGAGAGATAAAATCACAAATAGAATTATATGAAAAGTTTGAAACAATTAATAATGATATTGAAATCGAAAAAAGTGGTATTAAATATGCGGAACATTTCATAGAATCTCAACTAAATTCATTAAATACTATTTTACATCATAATTCTTATGTGGATAATGATAATAAGTTAACTATTAAAGGGTTGTGTGCTTGTTCCATACGAGAAATTCATCCATTAATATTTTGCGATTTTTATGAAAAATATGATAAATTCAATGGTTTATCATCATCCGATATATTTTGTATTTTAAGTTGTCTGTACGATGTAAAGGTGTCGGATGAATTTAAAGAGTTTACTCCTTCAATGTTTAAAGAAGAGTTAAAGTTTATCAATGAGAGAATCTATTATTATTATGATGAAGAAGTCAAGTACCAATTAGTCAATATGAATCAAGAACTACAATATGATATTATGCCTTATATTAAGCGGTGGATGGATACCTGCGACGACTCATTATCAAGTATTCAGTTGATTCAAGAAATAAAATCACAAAAAGGATGGTTTACAGGTGATTTTATTAAATGTTGTTTGAAATTAATCAATATGTCAAAAGAAATCGAATCGATATGCGAGCCTGACCTACTTGAAAAGTTGAAAGAAGGGTCGTCCAAAATATTAAAATTCATATGCTCGAATGAGTCGTTATATTTAAATTAAATATTTATTTTATATAATGTCTGAGAAGTTTGGGGTTAATTGGAATTATGGAGCAAATGATTGTTTTTATCTCTCTATAAAAGACTCTATTCATAATAAAAAGTTATCGGAAAAATTCTTACATTTTATAGGTAAAAAAGAACATACACTTACAGTACAAATTTTAAGAGATTATACATCCGAACATTTAGAAACAATTGTACATTATTTCGTTAATGTATTGTTAAACATACCTAATGATAATTTAGATTTGTTTAAAGAAGAGTTATTTTTTGATATAAGTCACGAAATTTATACAGTAAAAAAACATTTGATGGATAAAACTATTATGATTTCAATATTATCATCAGGTGAACACAACCCTGATTTTTATGTTAGGCAAGAAGATATGATATATTTATTTAAAAATATTATAAATGATAAAATTACTGATAATGAAACAAAACGAATAAAATGTGTTAATTATTTTAAAAAAAATATACAAATGTTGTCTAATGGGGTAACATTCATTGACATATTTACATTTTCATTAATATATAAAAATTTTATTAAAAGTGAATTCAACGAAACAGGAAAGATTATAATATTTAATAATTATAATCGTCCACCTAAAGAGTTTAAAAAAGATAAAAATTTATACATATATTATAAAAATTATTATTATCAAGCTTGGGTTTTTAAAAACTTTTCAAAGTATACAATATATACAAATAAATTCAGAGTTACTCAAAATACAGGTGCTGGAGATTGTTATTATCTTTCAGTGATAGACTCTATGAACAATAAAAAATTAACAGAAAAGTTTTTAAATTTTATAGGTGAAAAATATAATAAAAATTCCAAAGGAAAAGACATAACAGAGTTAACAGTACAAATATTAAGAAATTATATAGCGGACAATTTGGACTATACTTTGAATATGATAGTTCGTCCATTATTAAATATACCTATTGATAATGAAAATTCACATTTTGTAAAAGAAGATATATATAAAGTTTTAGGTAATTGCGCAAGTAAAAGTTGTTCTACTTCTACTTCTTGTTCAAATAAAGAAATTTGTCATTTATCAAAAGAACATATAAAAGAAGTTTTAGAAGATTACATACCTATGATTAAAAAGAATTTGATACCAAGTGTATACGAGTCTTGTTTAAAATCAATTGAAGAGAAACATAGTGACAAATATTATGGTTTATTAAAAAAAGATATGCTATATGTTTTTAAAAATATTGTATATGATAAAACTACTGATAATGAAACAAAAATAATTAATTTCATTAATTATTATAAAAATAATATAAAAAAACAATATGTTTGGGTAACGTTTATTGAAGTATTTACATTTGCCAAATTGTATGAAGAATTTATTAAAAGTGAATTTAATGAAAAGGGCGAGGTTATAAATTTATATGATGATGATTCTCCACCGATCGATTTTGAAAAAGATAAAAATTTATATTTATACCATAATAATTGCCATTACAGAGCGTATGTATTTAAAAATTTCTCAAAGAAAAAAATAGAAAATTGTATACAAAATAAGAGTAAAAAAATAATTAAAGAATGCATAAAACAATACAAATTGATTCCATACAATATAAGAATAAAATGGGCAAATAGTAAAAAGGCCAAAGAGTTTATAAACAAATATAAATTGTTAATAAACAAGATAAGATTAAAAAACTTGAAGACTAAAAAATTAAAGAGTTTAAAAAAATAATAATTTAATCCAAACAACACGTTTTGAATATGATGGATGTAACCAAATAAGGGTCCATATTTGCTGCTGGACGCCGGTCCTCAAAATAACCTTTTTTATCTTTAAATGTTTCATTTCCAATACGGATAGATGTATTTCTTGTTCCAATTCCATATGAAAATGTGTTATAGTCAGCAGTTTCGTGATGACCAGTCAATCTTTTATTATTATTTTTTCCATATACCAACATATGCTCGCGATGTGTTTGCTCAAGTTTATGAATACAGCTCCAAATTTCACTTAAACCATTATTATCTCTCGTTTTTTTAGTACTAAAATTTGTATGACATCCTGAACCATTGATGTATTTATTAATCTTAGGTTCATATGAAATAGTAACATTGTATCGTTCAGCGATTCTCTCAAGTAAATATCGAGCAATATATAATTGGTCTGCTGATTCAATACCTTCACAAGGACCTATTTGAAACTCCCATTGTTTATTTGCAACTTCGGCATTTAATCCTGAAATAGTTAAACCAATATTTAAACAAGCTATCAAATGTTCTTCTGTAATTATTCTTTCAATATTTGATTTATTTCCAATTCCACAGTAATATTTTCCTTGAGGTACATTGTGGTCCCATTCTTCTTTCATCATAAAATATTCTTGCTCTAAACCAAACCAACTTTCTTCTTCTACTTTTTCTTTAAAAATTTCAAGAGCAGTATGTCTATTATTTGTTGCGTGCGGGACATCATTCGTATAAGTTTCGCATAATATTAAAAATCCTAATAAAAATGGGTTTTTATACATTTTAACAGGTTGTAAAATAACTTCTGTGTTTAAAGTAGATTCAGCTTGGTCTGTAGATGACCCATCAAAATTCCAAAGTGGAACTTCAGCTATAGTAGTTACATTTTTATACAATACTTTAGTTTTTGAACGTAATTCACCATTTCCTCCAACCCATATGTATTCTAAAACAGTAACCATTTTTATTACTTTTAATTATAACTTTAAATCATTTAATTGTAATTTAATCTTATGTTTTAATTGAGATTCATCGTGAAATATAAATATTTTAAATTCATATTCATTATTTTCAAATAATTCATTTTCAGTAACTATAGTAGTGTAGACATTTATATCACTTATGAACACTTGATATTTATATTTTATTTCATTATATTTCATTTTATCAAATACTTGTCCTTTATACACATTATGGTTTTCTTTATCAAAAAGTGACAATAATTTACATTTACTTTGCGTTTTACGAATATTTTTTGTAGTTTTATTAATATAATCTAATTTATTATACCAATTATTATAAAACCTATTTGCGGTTTCACTAAAAGTAAATTGATTATCATTTGTACATAATTGGTATATATTTAAGATATCAACCAATCTCCTAATCGGAGATGTAATATGCATATAAGTAGTTTCTGTATTATATGTTTCATACAATTTATGATTTAATCCATTATTAATTTTATAAATTCCATTTTGATAAGGTTTCATATAATTTACGCAGTTTTTATTAAACATAATCATTAATTCTGTAATTAAGTCGTGACTATTTTTTGCGTGTAAAATATCTTTAATCATTAAATAATCTGGATTTGTCAATAAAGACGACTCTTCATATGAATAGTTTTTGTTTATATTTACATAACAAGTAGACAACGAGTATTGTAATGTTTTAATATTTATATCCATCACCAAACAAATACGTGTTTCTTTTTCATTTAAACTACACAATTGAGATAGCTTTAAAGGTAACATTGAATGTTTTTTATCTGGAAGATAAATGGTAGATATTCTATTTGTAAATGAATTCCACAGATTTAAAAAGTCTATTATAATTGGTACGTTACTAATATAAACACTTATGTTTCCATCTTGAATACTTATTCCATCATCTAGGTCAATACTTGTTTCAGAATCAATCGTAAACACATTTGATGTACGTTTGGGTATGTTGTATTTATCGATTATCGCATCAATAATATTATCGTAATTATCTATCTTTTTCTTGAGTGTATTGATAACATCATTATTAAATTCACGTGTAGATACGTTTAAAGATTTACAGTATAATGAGTATTCATAATAATGTAAGGGTGTATCTACCGTTCCCAGATTTTGAGTCATTGTACCATAAGGCATTTTATGATTCCAATGTTTAAATTCAAATGTAATATATAACGCGGTCTTGATTTTGTTAAATGAAACAGGAATATTGTATGGAACTAGAAAATAAGGTACTCGTTTATCATCTGGTTTACATAAATAAAGAAAATTTTTATCTTTTCCATATGTTTTAGATAAATCCAATACTCCAGCGTTGTATTTATTTTCTCTCAATGATGAATAAATAATGTCACCATTTATATTAAAGGTGTCATTATTAAATAATTTCATTTCAAGTGGATTAATGGTTAGGGTTGTTTTCGTATAGTTGTCAGTTTCGTAAATATCCCATTCTTTATACAAGTTGTCCTCGAATGTGATTTTATACATTATATAGTATATGTGCTATTTTTATATTATAAATTAATGTGATTCATATGGTATACAGTTGCGCTAGGATTATAATATTTAACATCATTGATATTTGATAATTTATCATCTACAAAGACAATATGTTTATGATTATGTTTAATCTTTTTTACAGTAAGCCCTTTTTTATTTGAAAAGTACACTTCTTCAATATTATTATATATTCCGCAGTCGTTTAATTCATTATAAGTTAAACGTGTTAATCTATTATGCCTTGCGGTTACAATTACAATTGTACTGTTTGTATTTTTAACAAGTAATAACAATTTACTGAATTCTTCTTCATCTAACATTCGAGCTTTGTGCTTAATAATTATATCCATCCAATCGTTATAAGTGTTTTTCTCTGCTGTTTCTGGGTCTTTTTTGGCATATTCTGCCGATGTATCTCCCCACCAATTACTATTTATGTAAGGATAATGTATAATTGTTTCATCAAAATCCATAACTAATAATGTGTCATCTTGTACTACAATTTGGTCATAATTAGTGATTTTAGTATAATAATTATAATTAGACATTATAACTTATGTAATTATATTTTTATATTTATATATTGAATAATAGCCTCAATTGCTTTTTCATAACTATCAAAGTGTTCAAATAATATTTTTGTTATTTCTGCAGGAGTAATTTTGTATTCTTCCAAATTATTTATTTGTTCAATATAATAAAGTGGTATAGATATATCGTGGAATGATTCAATAAATTCAATCAACATATTATTTGTACATTTTGTAAATTCACAAATTAAATCTATTCTTCCTGGACGAATAAGTGCTTTATCCAATAATTTTGGGAAGTTTGTAGTCATTATTATGATACGGCCAGGAGTTTCTAATATTCCATCTAATATATTTAATAAACAAGACAATGATAGTCTTTCATTAGTAAGCGGGTCATCTTTTTGTAAATCGTTGGCTCCACTTTTTTCTAACATAATAAATGGTTCTTTTCTCTCCATTATAATATCGTTCTCTTGACAATCTATATCCTCAAACACATAAATACGATTGTAAATCGGTATGATGAATTGTTCAGATTTTCCATTTTGGACTACATTTATAATATCATTAAAAAACAAATTCTCCATCTGAGTTCGAGTCACATTCTTATGAAGTTTAATATTAATAATATGGCGGTTCATTTCATTAGCGACACACTTTATAGTTGATGTTTTTCCACCGCCAGGCGGGCCAGATAAGAGGAGTCCAAGCGTATAAGGGATTCCTTTATCATCGTACCACTTTTTATTTTTCTTGAAGAAATTAACTCTCTTTTCAATCAATTTAGATTCAATTCCGATTACATTTTTAAACATACGATTGGTTACAAATGGCTTCATTGTAAAAGAAATAAAAGGCTGTGCTTTGGCATAATCATTTTTATTAACAATTCCTGTTGAAATATCATTAAAATAAAATAGTTTATCTCCCAATTTATTTTGCATCTTAATAGAATAATTGTACTCAATCTTTTTAATAAAAGACCTTAACTCTTCTACATTCAGAGTATAACTAAAAATTTCAATTAATTGCGAACTGTCTTTATCATCATTGGTTTCATTTAATAAGCAAACGTAAATTTCATCTGTATCATTGATTAAAATAGGTGTTTTATGATTTAACATAAAGTTTTGTTTTGAATATAATATGCTTTGAATATTTGGACGGTTTGTAATATAATCCAATATAGAATGTGCTAATACATCTGTTGTTTGTTTTAAAATGATTTCAACAGTAATAGATGACAGTTTTTCTTTACTTGTAACAATGGGCGCATATGTTTTTTTATTTTCAAAATATTTTATTAAATTCCATACATAAGGTGCGAACGTAAGTATTTTATCAAAAATGTATATAGGAATTATAGTGAGTAAAATACTATTTATTGGAATTTCTTGGGCGCTTGATTTTATTATAAATAATGTTAATAGCTGGCTTTTTATAAAATCCATTAACTTTATATTACGGTTATCTTTATATTATTTTATTTTAGCCATTTTTTATCAACTAACCCATAATCCAAACACATATCTGAATGTAGCCACAAGTCGTGCTTCAACAATTTGCGGAGTTCCTTTTCAGGAATAGTCGTATGCTTCTTATAATGTAGCTTAATACGAGTCATCACGTGCTTCAAATTAATATATTCATCTTCAATTTCAGACATTTTTCCCCAACACTCGGAAGACAATTGATGGATTAGCATATGTGCGTTTGGGCGAATATAACGACGTTTGCCACATATGCTAATAAGAGTACCTGCTGAAGCGGTTGCTCCTTCAATAATGGTATATACAGGAACGCGAGATGCTTCGATGTAATCAATCACATTAAATGCTGAAAAAATACAACCCCCTGATGAGTTTATATGTAAATAAATAGGCATAGACTTAACACTAGTTGCTCGGCAAGTTACCATACAGTATTCTTCGGCTTCACGTAACTGATTAATTAGTTCGTGTGTAGATTCACGGTCTACTTCAGAATAAAAATAAATATGATTTAGTTCTGAATGAATATCTCCTCCCTTTTTAGTACATCCATCATTTTTAATAATCTTCATTAGTTTGTCCATCCTATTATGATATCAAAATAATGTTTATACTATTATTTAATATATTATTTAATATATTATTTATTCATCATTAAGAAGAATATAATATTGATTAATCCCGATAAGAAGTATCTCGACTTTTTAAATTCAAACTCCACTAAATTAATCGTGTTGTACTTAATTATATAAAACAGTACACTAAATGAATACATAATCAGTATGGTTGTTGCTATTAATTTCCATCCAGAATATCTATCTAATTTTACTAAATTATAACTCCACACTCCTCTTAGTAAATAATTAATAATGACAAATGTCATTGAGGTTAATATAAATATAAAACAGTTAGTTGTTTCATAAAATTTATATTCTTTGATGTACATTAACTCGCCAAATATTAAAAAGATAATCATAAAATGAGAGAAAAAATTACAAAAAGGTAATTGATGTATCTTGAGTTTTTGCTTTGGATATAACAAATAAAAATATAACACACTTACTGTTAATGCCAATGGGGCGGTCATCTTAAAAAACTTTTCCGACTTAACATTTAATAATGCCATTGAAAAATAAGTAAACAACAAAAATATGGTATGATGAGTAAATTGTGAAAAGTACCAACATAATTTGTCTATAACTGTATTATCGTGATAAACGACTCCTTTTATTTCTTGTTTATTTGGAAAAAAATCAGCTCCATTATTTTTAATATGAAAAGTAGATACTAAACTTAATACTATGGTTATAAATAAAAAAATAGTTGCTATTAAATAAAATGGAGTTCTTTCGGTAAATTGCATGTTATAAATAAAAACTTACTATTTATTTGGAAGTTGAACATAAATTGTTTTATATTAACACGCTTTATTTTATAGGTTGCTGTTAAATAATTGCAAAGAAGGTTTAGTCGAATTATGTTTATGTTCACGATAATATGTTATAAAACTTTTATAAATATGGTTAATATCATTTTCTAGTGACTTTTTTTTTGATTCAAAAGTTTGAAAAAATATGTCTACTTCTTTTACTATTTCAGTCATATTATTTCCATTTTTATGTGTTTTTAATAATTTTTTTGTTAAAGAATCTTGTTTTTCTGTTAATTCTGTTAATTCTTTTTTTTTTTGATTAAGCACTTTTTCAAACTTTTTTAATACTATATTTGGTGTTAATTGTGTTAATTCAGTTCCTTTAACATTATTACCCCCCCCTCTTTTTGTGTGTTTTCCGCTTTTTTTTTTTCT